CATTTTATCTTTCCAATTAAGTTTATTAAATTCTGCTAATTCTTCTTTATCGCAGTCACCATATATAGTTAATCTTCCTGCATCTAATACTATTTCAATTACTAAATCTTTTGGAATAGATTGTCCTCCTGAAGATTCTAGAACATCAGAGCCGATAGCTTCCCAAGTTTGGTTCATACCACGTTGAATATCGTTAAAACTTTTCATATCGTTTCCTTTTTAAGTTAAGATAAGTATAAGGAGTAATAGCCCGAATGTAAAGCCCACTAAGGATTGTAGAAAGATTTGATATTCTAAACTAATTTACCTATATAAAAGGAAGGAGCATAAGCTATTCGTTTTACATCTTAAGCTATATGTATTATAATACTCTTACTAAAAGGAGAAATAAAAATGAATAAATATCAAAAGTGGATAGAAGAAAATGTTATAGAAGCTTATGGTAAATGTACAGAAGTAACATTAAAAATGGTAGAAGAGTTCCCAGAGCTTACTAGAGTAAGAGGGCATTTCGATTGCCCTAATCGAGGACGAAGTGAGCATTGGTGGTTAACTTTAGGCAGTGATATAATAGACCCTACTATTTCACAATTTATTAAGTTTTCAGATAAACAGTACGAGCCTTGGGATGAAAGCGCACCTGAACCTACAGGAAAATGTGGTAATTGCGGAGCTTATTGCTATGACGGAAGCTATGTTTGCAGTGATAGATGCGAAAAAATATTAAGAGAATATATGGAGAATATATAGTGAATATTGAAAGTATGAAAGATGGTAAGTATATATTACTTGAATTAGAAGGCTGTTTTGATGAATTTGAAATAGAAGTAAAAAACGGAAACCATACTATAAATAGAAATAATTATGGTATTATAACTCCTGTCGATAATAAAGAACATAGTCTATTATGTGATTTACACGAATCTGAAAACTGGGAAAAAGAAGAAGATTTGTAGCTTTACTTCAAAATAAAATAAGCGTATAATAGATAGATTAAAAGGAAAAACGTTGATTAATCCTAAAGTATATATTCAAGAATTAATAGACTCTGGACTAACAAAAGAAGAAGCTTATAGTGAGCTTAAAAAAGAAATTCAAAAAAGAAAAATGATTAAGAAAAAACAAATTAAATTTCAAAATGATTTTTCAAATTCTTTTAGAACTAATTGTCAAAGGTATAGAAGATGAAAGAAAATAAATTAAAGTATGGTATTTATGATGTAGAATATACAGACGTAGATATAAAAATTCCAGCGGTAGTATTAGGAAATGGAACTATTAATGTAATGGAATTAATTAATGAAAATAATGGATTCTTTGGAGTAGGATTTGCAAATACTAAGAAAGGAGAGGTAGGAAGATCAATATTTTTAGAAGAAGACGAAATGCAATTTGAAAATGTTGATTGTAAATTTCATATTATAAGCGATAATCCAGATTCTTTAGATGTAATTATAGGGAAATTAATAGATGTTCGTGATAAATTAATTAAATTTAATGAGAATAACGATGAATCTATATAAAATTTTAGGTGTAGCAAAAGATGCTACAAAACAAGAAATTAGAAAGGTTTATAAGCTAAAGGCTAATAAAATGCATCCAGATAAAGAAAATGGAGATGAAGAAAGTTTTAAGCAATTAAAGCATGCTTATGAAGTTCTATTCGATGACGAAAGAAGAAAGCGTTATGATACCACTGGAAGTGATAGTAAAGTTCCTGACATAAATCAAGAAGCAAGAAGTCAATTAATTGCTATTTTTACTTTTATGGTAGAAAATGAAAAGAAAGGTGATATAATTAAACTATCTAAAGATCATATTGAATCACAAACTTTACTAGCAGAAAATCAAAAAGAGCTTGAAGAAAAGAAATTAAAAGTATTTGAGAAAAAGATTGGTAGAGTAACAAGTAAAGGCGAAATGAATCTTTTTGAAGATGTAATTAATCAACAAATTTCTAATTGTAAAGCTAAAATAGTTCAAGCAGAACATTTTCTTAGTGTTAGTAAACTTATTATAAAGTTATTAAATGACTATGAAGATAATAAACCAGAAAAAGTTATAACGGATGATATATTTACAAACCAATTCTTTATTCAAAGATAAAAGATATTTACATTAACTATAATATTAGCTATAATATATATAGTTAAAAAGGAAATTAAATGAAAGATATAAAACTCCATATTACTCAAGAAGAATCACTTTATTTTTTAGTAGATTCTGTCGAGTCTAATAAACCAATAGTAGCTCTTATTGGAGCCGGAGGTACTGGTAAATCTGAAATATTATCACGCTTTAAGCCATTATATAAATCTTATGAAAATAATGATAAGAAGATTTTTTATACTGCTACGACTAATAAAGCAGTATCTCGGTTAAAAGCTGATATACCAGGAGCTACTACTTTACACTCTGCGGTAAGTATGCCTAAATATACACCGTTATATGAGAACCTAGAAGATTATTTTGAAAAAATGCCTTCTGATCCAGAACGTAAAGTACGTTATAAGAAAAATTACTTATTTCGTTCTGATACATTAGAATTCTTACAAGATAATAGAATTGAGATTAAAAAGTTTGATTCTCATTTAGATATTATATTTAGTTTAGGTTTATCCGTTTTTGATAAACCTTTCTTTGATAGATATATTGTTAAAGATAGAATTATTAATTCGGTAGTGCTAATTGATGAAGCCTCTATGCTTTCAACCAAAAGCGAATATAAAGTTGGTTCTTTAGTTACTATTGGTGTAGATACCGCATCTATGGTATTTGATAATATTATTCTTGTTGGAGATAGTTCTCAACTCCCACCTATAAATGGAAAATCCTCTTTCGATAGTGTAGAATCTTACGAATTAACAAAAAACTTTCGTTCAGAAAAAGATTTACTTCACGCTATTCAATGGGCTAGAGATGGAAAAAGCTTTTATAACTATGTACCAGAAGAAGAAGATACTAATGTTAGAGTGGTTAATAATATATCTAAGCAATGGTATATTAATACATATGGCCAAGATAACGTAGTCCATATTTGTTATACGAATAAAACCCGTCATCTTATTACAAAAAGAGTTCGTGAGGAAAGAAAAGGTAGACCAGAAATAGGCGAACCAATTATTCTTAGAGGGAATTCTGTAAATGGAGTCTCTAAAGGTGAAATAGGAATTTATGATGGAGAATATATAGTATTTGAATCTGGTAAAATATTGCTAAGAAAATATCATAATTTTGATGAATATGAAAAAGAAAAATGGTCTATTTTTCAGTTCGCTTATGCTTCTACTGCTCATATGTATCAAGGAAGTGCGGCTGATCACGTAATTATTCACTTATATGATATTCCTACTTTTATAGATATAGAAACAAGAAGAAAATGGATTTATACCGCTGTTTCAAGAGCTAGAAAATCAATCACTATTATATTATAGGGATAAAAATGAATATTAATCTTTTTGAAATAATGAATGAAGTTAAAAAGAAAGTAGGTAAAGATAGTGCAGCAATACAATTCTATGAATCACGTGGAGTTAATTATATTTTACTTTCTACTTACTATAAAGAAACAAAGCTAAGCAGTGAATTTAAAGTAGAAGAAGATATGCCAAAAGAATATATAGATTATTTAGTTAAAAACTCTATTAATGAATTAAATGCATTAAGAAAGAAAGTTTATTCAGAAGATTGTCCACATTGTAATAGTAAAGGAACAGTTTGGTTTGCAGGGATTGGCGGAGGAATTAAATGCCATAATAAAGGTTGTAATTATTGGTTTTGCTATTAGGAAAATAAAATGGAAAAGAGATATTGGCAAGATTCTCATATTACTAAAAAAGATGGTAAGTATAAGGCTTGGGACGAAACAGGAGTTGATACTATCGGAGATTTTGATACGAGAGAAAAAGCAAGAGAAGCTTTATCTCAATATTCATTACAACTAGATGGAAACTATAGCGATAATGGGACAAAAAGAAAATACTACTAAAGAAGCTATAAGAAAGTATGAAGTAGTTTCAGAATGTATACAATATATTATGAATAATTCTATTAATAATTCTGACGCTAGGCAAATACTAGATCAATTATTAGATGCTTGCGTTTATAACTTAATAGCTATTGGAGCAGATAAAGAAGAGACAGCTTTAAAACTAAATAATATTTCTATTAAAATGAAAAATTCAATTATAAAAGACGTTATGGGGCACTAAATGAAAGTAGTTAATTTTATACCAGTAGGAAATCAAGTTTGTCAAAATACAATTGAAACTTTAGAGCTAATGCTTAAAGAGGCAAAAGAAGGAAAGCTTCAATCTTTTATTGGTATTACTTTATATAATAATATGGATATGGAACACGTTAAAGCTGGTGCGGTTTATGATAATTATATTTCCTTTATGGGAATGTTATCAGATTTTCAAATTGATTTTAAAGATGATTATGAGGAAAATAGTAAATGGAAACGATAGTTACACAATTAGAAGAATATAATAAAGCATATAGAGCAGGAAACCCTATAGTTCCTAATGAAGTATACGATGCTTTATTAGAAGAATTACCAGAAGACCATCCTTATAGGAATCAAGTTGAGCCTGAAGAATTATATAAAGGAAGGATTAAGCATAGTAAACCTATGCTATCTATGCAAAAGGCAAAAACAAAAGAAGATATAGAAAAATGGATTAATACTATATTAGATAGCGGTTTTAAATTTAAGAGTAAAATGATTCTTATTAAATGTACCGCTAAATTAGATGGTATTGCTGGAAAAAAAGAAGATGGTACTTTAGTTACTCGTGGTGATGGTCAGTATGGTAATGATGTAACGAGTTCGTTTGATAAAGGGTTATTAGTTTTAGTAAAAGAAATTAATAATGCCGAATTAGGTGAATTTGTAATTCGCTTAGATTATTTTCAAGAAAAACTTTCTAAAGATTTTTCTCATCCTCGGAACTTCGTATCTGGTGCAATTATGGCAGATACGGTAAGCGATATAACGAATAAGGCTTTTGAAGAAGAACAAGTAGTATTTCAAAGCTACTCACTCTTACCAAAAAAAGTTATACCTATAATAGACCTATTAAAAAACTTTAGAGAGCTTGAGGAGGCTATATCTAAATCTGTTAATTACGCTATAGATGGTGTTATCTTTGAAGTAATAAATCCATCTATAAGAAGAATTATGGGAGAGACAGATCATCATCCTAATTGGGCAATAGCATTAAAACCAAAAGATAAAGTATATATATCAACTATATTAGAAATTAAATGGCAAACTGGTAGAACTGGTAAAGTTACTCCTGTAGTAATAATAGAAACTACTTTAATTGACGGTGTAGAAGTAAGAAGGGCTACTGCTCATAATGCTAAAATGGTAGAAACTATGGGTTTACATGTAGGTGCTAAAATTGAGTTAATTAGAAGTGGAAGTGTTATACCTTATATAGTTAGAGTTGTAGGAGAATAATATGGGATGCGCAAGATTATCATATGTACCAAGAAATAAAAGAAAAGATGAAATTAAAAACTATGAATATGTAGAAATGCAAAGTGTTACCGATAGAAAAAAAGCATCAAAACAAGGTAATACTGGTTATGAGTTTGAAATTAATTATGGAAGACATTTTGGTTTCTATAGCCCTAACCAAATATCAAAATTTGAAGAATGTAGTGTATCTAGTAGAGTTATAGCTCAAAGATTAACAAGACTTCAACGAAAAGAAGGGTTATTTTTAACTATTGAAGAAGCTATAAAAGCTCCTATTGATATAAGAGTAAAGAAAAATAATAATGACTTATTAAAAGAAAGAACATTAGTTAAGCAAACAGATATGGAATGGTTTAATGAAAATATTAAACTTATGAATATCGGTTCTCTACATAATAAAAGTTTAATAATACAAAGTAGGAGTTTTATATAATGGTAAAGACTGGTGAAGAGCAATATCTTGATTTATGTAATCGAATTTTAAACGAAGGCACGATGATTAAAAATAAGCGTACTGGTAAAGGTTGCTTAACAGTTATTAATGCTGATTTTGAATACGATGCTAGTGATAATAGCTTTCCTTTAGTGACAACTAGAAAAGCGTATTGGAAACAAGCGATAGCAGAAATACTAGGCTATTTATGTGGATATAATAACGCTCAACAATTCGCAGATATCGGTTGTAATTCCTGGTTTGCTAATGCTAATGAGAATAAAGAATGGTTAAAAAATCCTATGCGTAGAGGTAAAAATGACTTAGGGGGTGGTTTTTCTTATGCTCAAGGAAGAAATTGGGATCAAACTAATATTGATCAATATAAAAATATAGTTGATAAATTATCTCAAGGTATTGATGATAGACGATTAATTATGACTTTTAATAATCCAGGGTCGGCACACGCTTCAGCATTACCAGCTTGTATGCATACTCATCATTTTTCTATACTTAATGATACTCTCTATCTAACAAGTTATCAACGTTCTATCGATGTACCATTAGGACTTGTTTTTAATATGGGTCAAGTCGTATGGTTATTAAGAATTACTGCTCAAATTACAGGATTAAAACCTGGAATAGCTTATCATAAATTAGTTAATTGTCATCTATATGATGATCAAATTGAATTAATGAAAGAGCAAGTTCAACGTAAACCTTTTACTCCACCTTATTTACATATTAATCCTGAGATTAGAACTCTTAAAGATTTAGAAACCTGGGTTACTATGGATTGTTTTAGTTTAACAGGATATAAACATCACGAGCCTATTAAGTATCCATTCGCAGTATAATGAATATTATTAAATTACTATTTGAAATGGCTATATTATTTTCTATAGGCATTTTAGAAAGTATAATCAAAATCTTTAAACCAAAAATTTATATTGAATGGTTTATGGATAAATTCGATTGAGGATAAAAAATGAGCGTATTTCCAACAACCTGCATGAATTGCGGAAGTAAATTAGAATGGTCTAAGACAGGAGTAGATTTATATTGCCATAATATAAATTGCTCTGCTAAAAACGGTAGACAATTAACACATTTTTTTGGAATGTTAAATAACCTAGATGGCTTTGGACCAAAGACTATTGAAATATTAATAGAAAATGGATATGATACTATTCCTAAGATATATGAAATGAAATGGAATGATTTTAAGATGTGTGGATTTGGAGATAAAACTTCAATAAATCTTGGTAGCGAGTTAGAGCTATCATTAGAAAGACCATTACCAGATTATCGTTTTATATCAGCATTAGGGATTCCTGATTTAGGATTAGGTGGAGCAAAGAAACTATTAGAGCATTTTTGCTGGGAAGATATATTATTTGAAATATCTTTATATGATTTTTTATCTATAGATGGTTTTGGTCAAAATAAGTCTAGCTCTATTCATAATTACTGTAGAGAAAATCGTAAATTATTATTAGAAATATCAGACCTTAGTTTTAATATTACACACGAAAAATTAATAGTAGTAGAGTCAGCTTTTACAGGAAAGCGTATATGTTTTACTGGTAAAATGGCTAGTAATAGGTCTGCAATGGAAGGGTTTGCTAGGGGGATAGGGGCTACTATTACAGGAGTAAATTCTAAAACTAATGTATTAGTTTATGGAGAAAAAGTAGGTGCTAATAAAATGAATGCTGCTAAAAAGTTTAATGTAGAAATTATGACTGAAAAAGAATTTATTGTATTAACGGGCTTTACTTCATAGATATAGTATAGTATAATAGTATTTTATTTAAAGAGAATCATATGGATTATTTTCTAATTGCTTTATTTTCATTTTCATTAGGAATTGGAATTGGTTTACTTATGATGTTCATTAATACTAGAAGTATATCAATAAAACTTCATGAATGTGTAAAAGATATAAAGGATAACAAATGAAAGATGCCCCTCAGTATTTAGAAGAAGCAAAAAATCTTATGATAGAACGTGGTAAGATTTATGATAATAGTGATAAAGAACGTAGTATGGAAGCTACAGTAAACGCTTTTAATGCAATTACAGGAAAAAACTTATCCGAATCAGAAGGATGGGAATTTATGCTTATACTAAAGCAAGTAAGACAATTTAAAAATCTAAAATTTCACCAAGATTCTGCCGAAGATAGTGTAGCATACTCTGCTCTTTTAGCTGAAAGTCTTGAAAAAGAATCTAATCAATTAGTAGTAACTATTACTACGGAGTAATTTTGCAATGAGATTAAAAAAGGCAATTAGAATTGCAAAAGATTGTGGATTAACTACTTTTTCAGAAGTTAAAAGAAATATTGAAATTCATGCTATGAATCTTTTTGAATGGAGTAAAGTAGAGGAAGAGTTAGCCGAACTTCAATTAGATTTAGAAAAGTTAGCAAAAGACTTTGGTGTAGAATTAGATGAATTGCTAACTTGGAAAATAAAGGAAATAGAAAATGACATCTGAAAAAGATATGTTTTCATTTTTAACAAACCTAAGAGATTCTGGTAAAATAAATATGCTAGGCGCAATTCCATTTTTAATAGACGAGTTTAATATTGAAAGAGAAGAGGCTAGTCAAGTATTTGGCAATTGGCAAGTTTCATTATCAAAACCATACTGCGAGGATTGTGAATCATGAAAAATTTATTATTTGGTTTATTATTAATGCCTTTAATTACATTCTCTCACGAATATGAATATACAGATAGTCGTGGAAGAGTAGTAGAACGCTATTTAGTCAAAGATGATATTATTAAAATTAAAGATAATCGTGGAAGAACAACAGGGTATATTAAAGACGAAAATTTATATAATAATCGTGGAAGAAAACAAGGTACTTTTATTAAAAAAAACGATTTACTTTAGGGAATACCTATAGTATAATAGATAAAAATAAGTCAGGAGATAAAGATGCCTTTACATATTAAGAAGTATAGTGATTGGATTAAAGCTAAATTTAATTTGTCCCAGTTTAAAAAAGAAGAATTATTATTAAGAAATGAAATAATTAATGATTTTACTACACAAACACCAGAACATAAAATAGAAGGGATAGAGTCAGAAACTCTTGAAAACTTTAAACTAAAATATAAATTTGGTTTAAATCGTAATATTGATAGAGCAGAACTAGATACAGTCTGGAAAAAATTATCAGAAGAAGAAAAAGGTTGTATTGATTGGAAGCCTTCTCTTAAATTAAAAGAATATAAAGCATTAGAAAAATCAAATCCTGATAGCGTTCTGCTTGGATGTATTATCGAAAAACCCGCACAATCAAATCTTGAAATAGTTGACCTTAATTATGAGTAATCCAGCGTTAATAGAAATGAAAAAATACTTAGGTTTACCAGAAGATTATACAACGTCTTTTGCTACACTTTATAAAGTAGCTACTCGTTTTGAAGAAATGACTAGTAATGATCAAGGAATTACTCCTTTTGGTATAGTCTGTTGGTTAGATAAGTTCGGTAATTTTACTGAGAAAAAAGACCTATGTTCAAGAGTAGTTAATAAGATTTTTATGGGAATGGGAAAAGATATGGTACAACTGTTTCCATTTATAGAATTATGTGCCAATAATTATATTGAGGAAGAAGAATAATGGCTATTAAGATTCAAAGTACAAGCCAAAGTGTAAATTCAGTAAAAGCTTTAATTTTTGGAGAAAGCGGTGTTGGTAAAACAAAGCTTGCCGCTACAGCCCCTACTCCATTAATCTTAAACGCAGAAGGTGGTCTTTTATCTCTAGCTGGAGATAATTTAGATTCTGTAGATATTAAGACTGTAAAAGATGTAATGGATGTATACGAATTTATTACAGAATCAGCAGACGCAAAAAAATATGAAACTATTATTCTTGATTCAGTTTCAGATGTAGCAGAAGTATATCTATCTACTCTAAAGAAAAAATTTACAGACCCAAGGCAAGCTTATGGAGTTCTAGCTGACGATGTAGGTGATATGATTCGTGCCTTTCGAGATATTAAGCATAAGCATGTATATTTTATCGCAAAAGCAGGTAGAGTAGAAGATGAAAATGGTATTGGTGAAATTAAATCAATTATGCCAGGAAAAACTTTAACGAATGGTCTTCCTTTCTTTTTCGATGAAGTTATGGCTTTACGAATCGGTAAACTTGAAGATAAGTCAACATATCGTTATTTACAAACCTCAGGAACAGTCGGTTATAAATGTAAGGACAGATCTGGAGCATTAGATTTACAAGAAGAACCTGACTTAACCAAACTTTTTCATAAAATCATCCAATATACAAATAAAAAATAATAAAATTATAGCATAACGCTAAATCGTTTGTCTAGCGTAATAGACACATACTAAATAAAAAAAGGTATAAAAAATGGCTAAATTAAAATTTAATGCAAAGGCTGCAGAGCCAATGGAAGAAAGAAGTTTTATTCTTTTACCAGAAGACGACTATGTATTTTCCCTTATTAAATCTGAAATGAAAAGAAATAGTAAGGATACTGCCGACCGATTAAACTTTCAAGCTAAAGTTTTAAATGGTGAGTTTAAAGGTAATATTGTTTTTATCGGACTTAATTGGGGTCATCCTAATCAAGATGCTCAAGCTATTTCAGACCGTGAATTTAAATCTATTTGTGATGTCGTAGGTAAAGGCGATGAAGAGATTGAAGAAACAGAAGAGCTTCACGGAATCCCATTTATCGGAACTATTATTCACTCTAAACCATCAGGTGATAAGTACGAAGAAGATGGAATAGTTAAATGGCAATATGGACCAAAAGCAGAAATTAAGAAATACGCATCTGCAGAAGGCTCGGATTTATTAGACGGTATAGATACGTCTGATTCCTCTGCTACAGAAGGCGGTGGTAGTGCTCCTGCTAAAGTTCCCTGGAAACAAAAAGGCGAAAATTCAGAACAAGAAGCTTCTGAGTAAACCTTTTACTAAATTCTTGCACCTTTAATTAGGTGTAAGATTTTTTTTTGATATTTTTATATTTTACATAGAGAATAAAATGCCTAGCTTAAAATCATACCACGAAAGAAAAGAAAAAAATAAAATTACAGAATTAATAGATGAAGCAGGAAAAACAATTGGTTATCCTAGACACTATATTGGTTTAAGCGGTTTGGGAGGAAGTTGTACTAGGGCTTTATGGTTTACTTTTAGATGGTTTTCTATGGGCGAATTACCTGGAAGAACAAATAGAATTTTTAGAACAGGGCATTTATCAGAAGAAACTATGGTTAAAGACCTAGAATCTATTGGTATTAAATGTTGGAATACTTTAGAAGATCAAGATGAATTTATAGATGCCCACGGATATGCTATGGGTCATCCAGACGGTTATTGTAATAACGTACCTGGAGCAGAAAAGACTATACATCTTTTAGAATTTAAAACTATGAACGATAAAGCTTTTAAAGATGTAGGTAAAAAAGGTGTTAAAGAATCTAAACCAACTTATTATGCACAAATGATGCTTTATATGCATAAGAAAGGTTTAACAAGAGCATTATTTATGGCGATTAATAAAAATGACTCTTCTTATTATATTGAAAGATTAAAAGTAGATAATGCTTTTGCAAAAGAATTATTAAGAAAAGCAACAGATATAGTTTTTAGTGAAAATTTTAATGATTTCCCAAGAATAGGAAGCGGAAAGCCAAGTTGGTATGAATGTAAGTGGTGTAATTATTCGGATGTATGCTTCGGAAACGAAAAACCATTAAAGAATTGTAGAACTTGTAATAATTGTAACTTAATAGGTGATGGTAAATTTGCTTGTGGAACAGGCGACGATTATGAATTAACCGTAAAGCAACAAACGGAAGGTTGCAAAGAACATATATATTTGGAGTGTATTAAGTGATAGAATTAACTAATAGTGATATTCAAATGCAAGCTATACAGCTTGTTAGAAAGATAGTAAAGAAACAATTTAATAATGGTAAACATAATTTTGTTAAAATATATGGAGTTCCTAGAGGTGGAATTCCAATAGCTTATTTATTAAGAGGTCACTTTCTTGAAGCTATAGTAGTAGATGACCCAAAAGAAGCGGATTTTATAGTCGATGATATATTAGATTCAGGTGAAACTAAGAGAAGGTATGAGAGTCAGTATAAAATACCATTTTATACTTTATATGATAAACCTAATGAATGGATAAGTTTTCCGTGGGAAAAGAAAGATAATAGTACACCTTTATTTGATAATATCCTAAGAATAGAGCAGTTTTTAGATAGTGCTAATTATGAAGAAAAAGTAACAATATTTGAATCATTAAATAATATTATTAAAAGTTATAAATGAAACTAAGAAGTAAAATTCCAAGATACTATCAAATAGATTCTGCAGTAGCGGCACTATATAGTATTAGAAACCCCTATTCCCACCCTATTTGTGCTATACCTACTGGGGCAGGTAAAACTATTATAATCGCATTAATTATAGTAGAGTATATTAAAAAACATCCAGAAAAAAATATATTAGTGGTTTCTCACGTAAAAGAAATTCTTGAACAAAATTATAATTCATTAACTCAAGAGTTAGATGAAGATATAGGCATCTATTCTGCTAGTCTAGGAAGAAAAGACACTAATAGAATTACAGTAGTAGGTATGCAATCTGGGAGAAATAATCCAAATGCTTTTAATAATATTGGTCTTATTATTATTGATGAGTGTCATCTTATATCCGAATATGATGAAGGTACTTATCGTGAGTTTTTGTCTAAGTTTAATTGTAATTATATTGGTCTTACGGCTACTCCATTTAGGGCTAGAGGATATATTCATTTATCTGAAGAAGCTCTATTTACAGAAATCTGCCATGATTTAACTTCTTATGAAAACTTTAATCGTTTAGTAGATGAAGGATATTTATCTCAATTATATTCTAAAGCTACTGACCTTAAAATGGAAATACCAAAAGGAGTAGCTACTCAAGGTGGAGATTGGGCTAATAATGATTTAGATATTCTATTTAATAATGAAAGAGTTACTAAAGAGGCATTAAAAGAAGCTAAAGAAATTATTATGTCTGGTGGATATAAAAAGATATTAGTATTTTGTATTAATATATCACACGCAGAAAGAGTATCTCTATGGTTAAATGATTTAGACGTAAATTGTAATTTTATCCATTCGCAAATGGAAGAAGATAGAGGACAAGTTTTAGGTGACTTTAAAACAGCGTTATATACTACAGCTTTATCTAATGTAAACGTATTAACTACTGGGTTAGATGTACCAGATATAGATATGATTATTATGTTAAGACCTACAAAATCATTATCTTTATATAGTCAAATGGTTGGTCGTGGTTTAAGAGTATGCCCAGAGAAAGGAAAGACTCATTGTTTAGTTCTTGATTTCGCAGGAAACGTATCTTCACTTGGACCTGTTAATAATCTACATATAGACCAAAAAGGAAAACCAATAAAAGGTGGAGAAGCACCAACTAAAGAATGCCCTGAGTGCCAATGCTTAAATCCTACAGTAGCTAAATTTTGTATGGCTTGTAATTATGAATTTAAATTTAAGGTTAAAATTACATCTAGCCATTCTGAAATGGATATTGTTAAAAGAATAGAATCTCAAGAATTACACGTATCGAATGTAACTTATAATAGACATAAAAAGAAAAATGCTCCTGATAGCTTAAGGATTGATTTTAGAGTTGGATTAAGAAAATTTAGTAAATGGTTAGCTATAGAGTCTAATACTTTATATAAAGCTGATATGGCAAAGAGCGAAATACCAAAAATGCTAAAAGAAAATGAAAAAATTAAAGGGAGCTTTACTATTGATAATATAATAAAAAATAAAGATAAGCTAAAGAAACCAATAAAAATTATTGTAGATACGAATAATAAATTTCCATTAATTGAAGAGATAATATATGAAGAATAAATGCGACCATTGCGGAAAATCACCAATAGATTATTTATTTAGTATAAGTAAATATTGGTGCTTCCATTGTAGAAAGCATTATGACTTTCCATTAAAAGAAGGTCAAAAGTCTATCCATATAAAGGGGTTAGTAGGTAATGAAGATAGCAATAATAATACCAACAAATAATTTAAAAGAAATCAATGGTTTTATTAAGTCTTTTTCTCAACTTAGTTCTTTTAAAAAGTTTTGTGAACTAGTTATAATAGGAAATGGCAATGTTAATAAAAGTAAGATTAATTATACAAATAATTTATCAATAAGATTTATTAGAATAAATGAAGATTATACAGATAAAATTATACCTTTCGCAAAATTAAGAGGCGAAGGGATGAGAAAATCTAATGCAGATTACTTTCTTTTTATGGATGATGATAATAGATTTCTAAAAAGTTGTGATTCTTATTTTGTAAATTGCGTACAGTTTTTACAAGATAATCCTTTATGTTCAATTTTGCAAGCTGATAAAACTAGAGATAAAAAATATGGAGCTTATTATAAAAGCGATGGTTTTTATTGGACTGGTTATGGTTTATTCTTAAAGAATATTATTAGAGATTATAATCAATTATTAGACTTTAAAGGTTGTTGTGAAGAAACTTTATTTGCTTATGAAACTTTAAATTTAGATGGTTTATCATATACTATGTATGGTAATCCTACTTGGAGAGATACTTCTAAGCATCCTAAATGGAATGAGGAAAATAATAATTCATATAGCGAAGAAGTTATTCAAAATAATATTCAAGGATATATACAAGAAAAATATTGCGATAGTAATTGGAGATATTATCAAAATATTCCAAATACTAGTTTACCAAATTTATTACAAGAAAAAATTAACAAAAGGATAAAGTATGAAATCTAGTGATATAATAATTTTTGATACCGAAACGACTGGTTTAGATGCTCCTTTGGCAACTAAGATAGAAAGTCAACCGTATATAACGGAATTTTACGCAGTTCGTTTAACAAAAGATTTTGAATTTATAGATGAAGTAGAAACTATGATAAAACCACCTATCCCTATTTCAGAAGAAATAACAAAAATTACTGGTATTACAGATGAAGATGTAAAAGATGCCCCTAGCTTCATTCAAGTATATGATCAGATATATAATTTATTTGAATGCTGCAAAAACGTAGTAGGCCATAATGTTATGTTTGACTTAAGACTACTTAAGTTTGAACTTTTTAGATATGATTTAGAGTATTGTTTTAACTGGCCAAGGAATCGTATTTGTACAGTAGAAAAGAGTAAGCATTATCAAAATAAAAGATTAACTTTACAAAAGTTACATATTCATTTATTCGGTAGTGAGTTTACTGGAGCCCATAGAGCACGACATGATGTAGAAGCTACTGCAAAATGTTTTATGGAAATGGTAAGAAGAGGAGATATAGTATTATGAATTTTATTTATATAGCAGGTCCATTTTTTAATAATAAACAAAAAGGTTTAATTAAAAGAATTGAAAAAGAATTAGATAAATACGGAATTAAGTATTTTTCACCTCGTTCTGAAGGAGTATTAATTGATATGACTCCAGAAGAAAAAGAAGAACAAATGGTAAAGATATTTGATTCTAATATATTTCATTTAGAAAATTGTAAAGGAGTAATAGCGGTAATAGATGATTGGGATACTGGTACAGTATTTGAAATTGGATATGCTAATGCTATAGAAAAACCAATTTTTACCTTATCAGATAATGATTATGGATTAAATGTTATGGTTAGGCAAGCCGTTAGATGTCATAATATAGACGTAAAAAATGCAGTTATAAATATACTTCAGCATTTTTCAGAATCAGAGCTTACTGGAATGAAAGAATTAACTAAAGATGTAACTTAATACTTTACAACTGTACTTACATAAGTTATTATATAAGGGTAGGAAAATAATAACTTATGAGGAAGTAAAAAATGAGAAGATCAAACTATAATAAACATCAAAAAAATAAAAATAAAAAGTATAGAGAAGGCAAAAGAAGATATAAATTCGACAGAAATGATATTATTAAAAAGATTAAAGTTAGAATCATAGATGATCCTATTCAAAAATCTATTGATGAATATAATAAAAATCATTTTGGTTTTCTTTGTACTAACTATGATGATGCTCTTATTGTAAGAGTTACATTAAATCATCTTCGTCATCATTTTACTAATTATGATGAAATACTAAAGACTTTAAATCATGCGGACTATGATTTTAATGGATTAAAAGAATTAGTTAATAAAAAAATTATGAAAAAATATAGACATTATTTTGAGGATATAAACGAATGGGCCCTGAAGGATATTATGAAAGGCTGTATAGGTTAACATATATAGTAAGGTACAGTAATGTACCAAGAGTTAATAATGAAGATGTAGCTCAACATTCTTTTTTAGTTGCTGCTATTTTATTTCAACTTCATATGGAATATAAATTTAATCTAGGAGATGCATTAGAATTAGCAGTAGCTCACGATATATTAGAATCAGAAACATCTGATGTATGTCATCTTTTAAAGAAAGAGCATCCGGATTTATACACAGCATTAAAGAAGGCAGAAAAAGAAGCTGCAATACGTTTTCCTATATCTATTCAAATAGCAATAGAAAGATATGATGAAAATAAATCAATAGAAGCTAAAGTGGTTCATTTAGCTGATGCAATGCAATGTCAACAATATGCTGAAAATGAAATCAGACTTGGGTCTAATCATTATTTTAAAGAAGTACGTTCAAATAGTATTAAAAGAATAAACTTTTTAAAGGCTGAATTAAGTCAATTTTATATAGGTGAATAATGGGTCATTTAACTTTACATAGTGAATATTCATTCGGAGCTTGTTATGGCTTTTTAAATAGATTAGTAAATGAATATTCTGATGATGGTTTTATTGGTATTTGCGATAACTTTAATACTTTTAGTGCCTATAGACTTCAAGAAGCTTGTAGAAAGCATAATGAAAACTTAACTGACTGGACAGATGGTCAGGCATATAATCCAATTCAAAAAGGTGCAAGAAAAAGTAAAGCTAAATTTATTAAACCAATATTTGGTATTAGAGTTACTGTAGTAGAGGATGCTAGTATAGATAATAGCAGAACTTTTGGTAGAGTAGGGCAGCATGGTACAGAGTATATAGTTATCGCAAAAAATCAAGACGGCATAAGAGAGATTTTTAAACTAACTTCAATCGGTAGCTCTAATTTCTTCTATAGAGAGAATGTTTCAGCCTCTGATATAGATAATCTAACAGAAAATGTGTATGTAATTCCCACTTCTAATATTATAACCGACAGAGCTGATTACTATGGGCTCACATTTTTTAATCGGGACTCTTTACCCGTATATTTAAAAACGGATAAGCACAGAGCCTTACCTTTAGTTGCTATAGACGAAAACTTTTATCCAACTAAAGAAGACAAAAATGTATATGAATGCTTCGCTGGTAGGAAGAGAGATACTCGTTCTTTTCCTCAATATATATTAGAAGAAGATGAGCAAAGGTATTATTATCCAAAAGAGGCAGTAGATAATATTAAGGTTATAGCGGATTCAATAGAATTCTTTGAATTACCAAGAGCTAAACCAATTAAAGCCATTAATAGTGATACTATTGAAAACCTTATTATAAAAGGGGCAAAGAAAAAAGGTATAGACTTATCAGTTGAACCTTATAGTAGTAGAATAGAAAGTGAACTAAAGATAATGCACGATAAAAATTTTATTGATTATTTCTTAGTTATGGCCGATGTTATTCAATGGGCAAAGAAAAGAATGTTAGTAGCACCTGGTCGTGGTAGTTCTGCTGGTAGCCTAGTATGTCATTGTTTAGATATAACAGATTTAGACCCACTAAAATATGACTTAGTATTCGAGAGATTTATTTCTCCTGAACGTTCTGACTTCCCAGATATTGATTCTGATTTTAATGATAAAAAGAGAATTAAAGTAGTTCAATATATGGAGAAAACATACGGAAAAGAAAAGGTAAAAACTATTGCGAATATTATTACATTTAAACCTAAGTCAGCTATTGGAGAATTCGCTAAAGCACTAAGAATACCAGAGTGGAAAACAGAAGCTACAAAAGATTCTATTTTAGATAGAGCAGGAGGCGATAACCGTGCTTCTTTTTGTATGGAAGATACTTTTACTGAAACAGAACCTGGACGTCAACTTTTAAAAGAGCATCCTGAATTAGGATTAGTAATGTTTATCGAAGGTCACGCTAAAAATAAAGGTAAGCATGCAGCAGGTGTAATTATATCTAATGAACCATTAACTAATTTTTGCGGAGTAGATAATAGATACGATACTATTCATATGAATAAATATGATGCAGAGGCAATTAATCTATTAAAAGTTGATATTTTAGGACTAAGGACGTTATCAGTTTTAGAAGATACTGCAGAACTATCAGGATTTAAAGCTACTGACTTCTATAAGATAGACTTAGAAGAAGAGACTACATATGAAATCTTCGAAGATCAAAGATTATCTGGTATCTTTCAATTCGAAGGGGCTACAATGAATCGCCTTAATCAAGAAGTTCCTATGGAGTGTTTTGATGATATTGCTGCATCGCAAGCCTTAGCTAGACCAGGTGCATTATCTTCTGGTGGTACTACTAAATATATTAATATTAAAAATGGTAAAAAGGAAGCGTTTTATTATAGTGATGTTCATAAAGATATTACTAAAAGTACATTTGGTATTATTGTCTATCAAGAACAAATGATGCGAGTAGCTAGAGAAATGGCAAACTTTACTTGGTCTGATGTAGGAAGATTAAGAAAGGCTGCATCTAAATCTATGGGAGATGAATATTTCTCTACATTTAAACCAAAATTTATAGAAGGCTGTCAAGATTTCGGTGGTTTAACAGAAGAAATGTCTGAAAAATTATGGAAGGATGTAGCTAGTTCAGGTTCATATTCTTTTAACTTATCTCACGCAGTTTCTTATGGAGTTATATCTAACTGGTGCGCTTGGGCTAAAAAGAATCACGGATTACAATTTGTAGCTTCTATTTTAAATAATTCTAAAACAGATAAAGATTCATTAAAAGTTCTAAGAGAGTTTTATGATAATGAAGGATTACAATATGAATCTGTAAATCCAGATACTTCAGAAGTAAGATGGTCTATTCAAGATGGTAAATTAGTAGGTGGTTTAGGTAATATAGATGGCTTTGGTCCACAGAAGGCTAAGGATGCTATTAAAATGAGAAACGGAGAAAAGCCTTTTACTCCATCAGTCTTAAGCACTATGTTTGAACCAACTACCCCTTACGATATATTATTTCCAGCAGATTTTCATTGGTATGATATATATAATAATCCGTATGAATATACAGAAGAAAGAACAAAAGTATCATATTTAAAAGATATCCAAAAGAAGAAAGAGTATTGGTGTATTGGTCAAATAATTTATTTCGATGATATTAATCTTAATGATTATGTACATATTCAAAAAAGAGGTAATGAAATAACTGATGGGTTTGATAGAAAGATAGTTTTTAGAGTTGAAGATGATACAGATATTATGACTATGATAGTATCTCGTTTTGATTATCCTGGACTTAGAGATATCCTAACAAAATGTAAGATAGATAAAACTTGGCTATTAATTAAAGGTGAAATTATATTTCCAAATGCAAGAATATTTATGGCTAAGCAAATAGCAAATATTAGTGAGCAAATAGGACTTCAGCCTTATAATATTGATACTGCTAAATTTAGTAAAATAAGAAGAGTAAAAAGATAATTATCAAAAGAAATTAATAGACATATAAAAGATAATCGGGTATAATTCCCTTATAATTAATTTAAAAAGAAAGTGAGAAATAAGAAAATGGTTGATTTAGTATATAGAAATACATATAATATGTTTGTTAGACCTTGTACTTCTGATGATTTAGTTTGCGATGAAGCTCAAGAATATTTAAGACTTTTTATTGATAAAAAAAATTATGATGTATTTCTTGATATAGGGGCTAATATTGGTTCTGTAACTTCTTTAGCAAAAGAAATTAATCCGATTATGGAAATAATCTGTTACGAACCAGATAAAGAGAATTTTGATGTATTGCATAGTAATACTAAAAACTTTTCAAGTATAAGACGTTATAGAGTAGCATTAGGAACTGGAGAAAAAGATATTAATCTTTTTAAAGCAAAAGGTTCTAATAAAGGAAAGCACTCTATAATAAGTAGAAGTTGTAATATGGATAAACCAACTAACGTTCATCAATTAGATTTTAGAAAAGAGCTAATTAGAACTAATTGTACTCTTTTAAAGATTGATATTGAAGGTGGTGAGTATAGTTTAGACCTTTATAATTTACCAGAAAAAATTAAAGGTTTAGCTATTGAATTCCATCTTATAGATAATAACTATAGTCAAATGCTTTATTTATATCAAGGAATTAAAAGTCAATTTGGTTTAGTTTTAGGTGATACTCCAGAAGAAGAGTCACTAGAATATTTTAAAGAAGCGTATAGTGAAAAAGACAGCGCATTTATGTGCATATTTTTAAGGAATGAAAAATGAAATGTATTAGTATAACTGGTATTGATAAGTCAGGAAAATCTACTTTAATTCAAAGAGTATGGGATGCAACTAATGGTAATTACTATGTTGCAGATAGAGACTTATCTACTCGTCATTTTTTTAATATTCTTCTAGGAAGAGTTAATAAAAATGATAAAGTTTATCATAAAGAGTATAAAAATAAAATAGCTGCATATAGACAGTTATTAGATTTAGCAGTACTATTAGAAGTTAACGAGTTTGATTGGAAACTAAGATGTCACTCTCATAAAGAGAAACCGTTAGTTGGTAATCTTAGTTTTGGTTTACATCAAAAAGCGTTAATAAAACATTTTGATAAAGCTCATTATAAAAATGTGCTTAAACTTAATACTTCAGAATTATCTGAAGATGAATGCTTCGATGCTATAATGAAGCGATTGGGATTATATGGGAGAAAATAAATGCCAATAGATAACAGTTTACCAGACCATCCGCTTTTAGTAAATTTAAAAACTGGTAAAAAGCCGGTTACGCAATATATTAATGGATTAAATGCTATTAATGTTCGTATACTAGAAGCACCAACTATTACAACTTTAGAAAGCTATATTCCTGAATTTACATCTGGAACATGGGAAGATAATCCAGTTTATGGTTTTTCTAAAGAACAAAGGAGTCAAGCTGTAAATGATTTATTTGATGGTTATTTATTGCCTACTGCTCTTGAAACTATTAAAATTACCTTCATCGTAGAAGGCATTGATTTACCTGATGTTTGTCATTTAATTCGTCATCGAACTATGGGCTTTAGTGCTTCTGGTACAGGTGATAGAGATTCAAGAAACGATAAAGTATTATTAAAACCATCTATTATTGGTTCTAAGTATGAAGCTAGTATAAAACTAGCTACAGATATATTAAAAGAAACTTATGCTAAAATGATGGATGATCCAGATATTCCAGTATTAGATGCTAGAACAATTCTTCCAAGAAATACTAATAATTATTATTATGTAACTGCAGACTTAAAGGCAATCTTTGCTTTTATCGGTCAACGTAAGGATGAAAGTATTGAACCTGAGACTATGAATATCTTTGCTCTTAAATTATGGTTAGAGATATGTAAAATTTATCCAAAATTAAAAGATAAAATAGATTTACGTGGTCCAGATCATTTTGCTATTAAGACTTCTATCGGTGGACGTTCATCTAATTTCTATAGACCAGAACCTAAAAATGATATTTATAACTATAAATTGAATTGGTTTATGAAACAAAAGATGCGTCAAGAAATGCGTGGTGGAGATCAATATATTAAATTAAGAGATTCTATTTTAAAAGAGATAGATAAATTATAATATTGTAGCTACACAGAAGTCCATATAGCTATTATTTTTAATAAGTAATACTACCCCTAGCCTTATATTTTAATAGAGTATAAGGCTTTTTATACGATTGTAATATCTGCTTTATTAGTAGTAGAACTTCCATCCGCATTAGTTCCTGTCACATATATATCAGATAGAGTTTGAACTATAGTTGGAGTTCCATCTATTAATCCGGTTGTAGGATTTAAATTTAATCCAGTTGGTAAAGTACCTATTAATGTAAAAGAGACAATATCTCCACCTGTAAATAATGGTTCCACTTCATAAGAATATAGAACACTAGTCTGACCATTAGGAGGATTAAAAGTAGCTAATGCAATAGGTGGATTTCCATATCTTTGTTTAGCTTTTCTTCTTCTTGCATAATATAAAGCAGCTTGCATATTTGGTTTCATAATAAATCCTATAATTTTGGTAATACTTTAAATGATATTACAGTAGTTGATTTTCTACCGCTAGCAAGTTCTACTTCTAACTGACCTTTCCAAGAACCATCTATATCTAATGTATCAGATAATGTAATATATTCAGCCAAACCGTCAGTTCCATCTGTAACAAGAGCAGCTACTAAGTTAGTAGTATATGTTCCGTCTGGTTTTAAGAATTTTAAGTCTAATGCTACAGGATTAGATATATCTAATACAGATTCTACTCTTGGTTCTACAGTAGTATCACAAGTATGAACGTGAAATTGTATTGGTAAACCTTCGTCGCCAACAAATATCTCTTGGCAACAGACTTCATCTTCGCACTTAGCCATTATAATTCAACCTTTTCTCTAAAAATTTTGGAAATATAAACTTTAATTCTTTCAATTAAAGATATATAAACCTTATTATAAATAACACTAGACAAATAGACCTTTTCTTTTATCAATGAGCTAGTATAAACTTTTTCTTTTATATTACTAGATAGATATACCTTAAATCTAACAGGAGTATTCATAGCTCTACCTTGAATCTAATCTTTTCTGAGACATAAACTTTGAAACGAATTACTTTATCCCAGTATTCTAAGATTTTCTTAACTCCACCTTTAAGCCAAAATGGAGATTGCCCTTTTTTCTTTAATCCAAAAGTATTCATTGTGGTGCAATCTCAATGATTTCACCTTCAGCATTTTCTATATAATCAAATACTTTACGGATAGTAGTCTGATCATCTTCATAAGTAGTAATAGTTTTAACACTTTCATTAGTAATACGCTTATTCATTTGAGTTATATGAATGTCTTTAACTTCTTCTGGATTTAATGCGAAAAACTGAATAGAGCAACCAATACCAGAATTATCAATTGGTTTAACATTACCAAAGATTATAATTTGACCATTAGTGCAAGAACTATCTATTTCTACCATACCAACTGCTATAATTTTTACTATATCTGTAGGTTGGTTACAATTTATGATAGTTATACCACCAACATACCCCATTAAAGCTAACTGAGCTGTACCAGTAATTCCACCTATACTTATAGTGGGTTTAGTAAAATCTGTAGATATCGCTGTACAGTTTTTAACTAATGCAAATCCACCATCAGGTACTTCGAATGTACTTGCTAATCCACAGTTTTCAAAATTACCATTTAAGTTAGTAACGGATGTACTAATTAATCTTGACTCTTGTACTGTAATTGAACCTGAATATAATCCATCTAAAGTAATATAAGTAAACCTAGAGCCATCTAAGTTTTGACTATTAGTAGTAATCTTAGATATATTAATACTATCAATATAAAAGTTTTTTATTTGTCTAGTAAATTCTATTTCTGACATAAGACGTAAATTTAAAATATTATGAAATTCTGCAAAATCTATAGCTATAGTTTCATTAGAAAATGGATTATGCTGCGAACCATCTTCAACTTCAGGATCAATTAATTCTGAGTCTATATATAGTTTAAATTCTAAATGCTTTAAGTGAGCAGCTACACCGCCTAAAGTGTTAACATCATCGTAAGGCGTTAAATCTGTAGTTAATAATGTATCAGCATTTAGAATAGCTATATCTTGTTTCTCATGCGAAGTACCGCCACCTAAATCATTCACATTGCCAAGTGCATTATTAGCGATACTATTACTAGCGCCAATTTGAACACCGGTAGAATTAGCCGTTATATTTATTCCATATCCACCGTTATTATGAATTACATTTCCGTTTTTAAATGTAACTTCATGTCCAGTAGTAACATCAATAACAACACCGTCCTCAGTACAAGAACCAATATGGTTATGATCTAAAGTAAAGTGCTGAGACCCGCCATTTATACGTACACCATAGCCAGTACTATGACCAACTCTAGTATTTTTTATTATACCATACGCACCATCAACTATAAGTATTCCATTTCCAGAATCTTCTATATAAATATTTTCAATTAATGGAAAAGAAGCAGAGCACTTAATAGTCGCTATCGTATTAGTACTTTCGGTTGTTAATAACATACCAGATATTTCGCAACCGTCACCTTGCATATCAACTGCGGCTAAATTATCATCGTTACAATGCATATGGAAATCACGACCAGGTCCACGAACAAATACATAGTTTTTAGTTATAAGTATTTGTTCATTAGTAAAAGTAACACCTGTTGGATCTCCAGATACACAAACAATTATATCATGGTTATTATCATTAACTAATTCATGAGCTCTAGCAAATGTTTTAGTTGCTCGATGGGCATGGTCACCTGCGTTTGTATCATCTCCACCATATGGATCCCAGAACCAAATAATTCCAGTACCTGTATGGTGAGGACGAAGCAATTCAACTAAGCGGGTTAAGTTAGTAACTTCGGAACCAGATACAACTGTATTAACGACATAACATCCAGGACCACTATTATCTACTACTCTACCAACACCACTAAGCATTATAATTCCGTCTGTACAAGAGGAATCTATTTCTACTTCAGCAGCATCAAGTCCGATACCTAATTCACTTGGTCCAGTAAGATTAGATATTTGTAATCTTCCAGAATAATTAGGCATTACTAAATTCTGTCCTGAAGAACCACAGTCAATAATAGGTACGCTCGTTATTTGCTGTTGATAACAATCTGTAATAGTAGCATCAAGCGAACCCGCTAATGTTATAACCCCATTTAAAGAGGAATCATGGATATGGCCATTAAAATAAGTAATATCGTGTACAACACAGTTTGTAATTTCACTATCACCATCTAGTGTTCCGGTAATATCGAAGCTATCAAATGAAGTTTTTAAACACAAACAATCTGGATTAACGAGCATAGTGGTATTTACATGAGATACACCAACCATATGATATCCACGAACGTCATCTCCAGTATCTAATACCATATTGGTAAGAATATTAATATCTGAAAAACCATAATATAATGCAATAGACACTGAATCCGTAACGTTATTAGATGGACGTCTTCGTGTTCCAATTGGATATATAGTTCCGGCAACACCTTTTAAAATATCAATGGTAACCGCTCCGCCATACTCACCAAACTCAATAGCCTGTGATGTCACTAAACCAGCTGAGTTAGCAGAACGAATAGATACCTGATTAACATTAGTTACATCACCAACATTACTATTAGCCCCTTTTAGATTAACCGCATATTGACCATCTTCGAAAGTAACAGTATAGCTATTAATCATCTCAATAACACGCGCTAATGTTACACCACCAACAGTTACTTCTGTATTATGGTTATGAGTTTTTATAAATGACATCCCCTCTTCGTCATCCTCTAAATCTTTTAGAGTCAAACGAAAGGCATTTAAATCTAGCTCCCTAATTTCTGTAGGGACTGACTGAATTAAAGTCATATCATTGCGAGGAACAAAAACTATTTTCGAACCCCAATTAAGACTAATAGCCACTTCTTATCTCCTATACTGTGGGCCCCATGCCTCTACCGTTAAGATGAGCTACTAGTTGTTTTGCATTAAGAAGTTCAGCTTTAGTATTAGTAAGCTCTGCTTCTATTCTAGTCACTTTCTCTACTAATATAGTTATTAGTTTATCGTGTTTTTTTGCTACTTCGTGTAATGCATGTATATTCTTACTGTTTACAGAACCGTCTAATGGAGCTGTCATAATTTATCCTATTCGTCATCAATTAATGTAGCAGTAGTAGTAAAACCAGCTGCCGTATCAACTGTACCTGTAAAATTAAATGTCTTATAAAAAGGTGAAGATGTTCCTTTTCTTATTCTTCCAATAATTGGTTGGTTACTAGAGAAAGAACGTATATCCTGTATTTCACCATTAATATCAGTAAAACCTTTTATAATATCAGTACCTTCAGTTAAGTCTCCACCAGCTGCAGCTTCAACTAAAACATTAGCGTCTAGGGTAGTTAATAAACTTCCATCTGAATGCTTAACAATAATTTTGGTAGTTACTTGTCCAGCTACTACGTTAACAGTACCAGCTCCAGTATTATAAACAGAAGGAGTAGATGCTCCTGCTACTACATTAATAGTTAAAGGACTTCCAGTATCAGTATAATTAACTAATATGGTTTCATTACCTGATGATGCGACTGTATATCCACTCTCTTGGTTATCCCAATTTAATGAGGTAGAAGTATTTATAGTTCCTAAATCAACACCGTGCCCTGTACCATCAGAAGTAAAAGTGCATTCTGTAACAATATTTAAGTTACTAACTAATAAACCTACTGATCCAGAAGGACTATCGTAAGTTTCTCCAGTTATTGTTGCTCCGCCTTGTGTTACTAGGCCACATCTACGTCTAATAGTCTTTAATAAAGTACTATTAGATTGATAAATAAAAGTGCCCATATCCGTAAAGGTACAAGATATCTTAGTAATAGTAGCATTGTCTATAGCTTCAAAAGTACCGATAGAAACAGTGCCTAGAGCTGCAATTGATATTGCTGTCCACTCAATATTAGAAGATACATTATGTACTTCTATTCTATTAAAAGCAGGAGTGACATTAATAGTATTAGCTATTGAGATACTTTTACTAGAATCTCTAAAGTCAACAGGATTAGTCGCTGTCCCTAGAGACATTAAACCTTGATGTTCATAACCACCTTTAATTGGATCAAGTAGATTCCATTTATTAGTAATTATACTATCTACATCAGCATAGCCATTAAAAGTAGCATAGTTAGCTGTTTCTCCATACTCATAGATAGAAGTACATCTTCCATATCTTATAGCATTACAAGCATTAGGATTACCACGAGCTTGTTGAAGTGCAGCTACAGCCATACCTATCATATTGTATGTAGTTACAGTGTTGCCTACAGTATGGTCTGGTGAACCTATCGCTGGATTAATAGCGTAATTTGCCCAACCACCACGAGGTGCTGGAGCGAAGTCTGAACCGGAGGCATTCCATCCATAAAAATCACCAAAATTTGTACCGGCTAATACGATTATGCCGGCATTAGCTAAAGTATTAAGTGCAGGAGGAGCAGCCCATAAATGGTGTATTAACGCTGCACCATCTGCAGGAATTGTAAATGCTGCTGTATGTAAATACATAATAGTAGCAGGGCCAGAAGCCCCACTACCATTACTATCTTTTGTCATCTGAGCCGAGACACATTCTGAATTATTATAATACAGATTCTGGTCGTCAACCATAGCACCGCCAGTATCCCAACCACCATCACTAGACTCATCCCAATCGCCAGCATCTACGTTTAAATCACCAGTCGCAATAGTTACTAAGTCAGTTGTATATGAAGGAACAGTCATGGTTCATCCTTATACGTCAGATGTTCTAATAACTGTAGTTGAGGAATCAGAATTAGATAGAGAACCAGTAGTCTCAAAAGTCTTAATCCCTTCTAAGTCACCAGCTGTACCACCATCACGAACACGAATAAATAGATTACGAGTTCCTGCTGCAACAACAGTAAATGCTTCAGTAGCAGAAGTAGCAAGCTTATCAATATAAGAAATATAAACTTCTTGGTCGATTGCAGCTGTTGGTACACCGGTACATCCGGTAAACGTCATAATACCAGCGCCTACAGTATAACCAGTATACTCTACAAATTCATATACACCATCTGAATCACGTTGAATACGAATAGTACCAGATGTTGGTGTATTAGTTTCTGAATCAGTGCCTGTTCCAGGTGCTTCTGTACCAGTCTTAACGATAACTTCTGTAGAAGCACCAGTTACTGCTGTACTAAGTAAGAACTGCCCTGTATCAAGAACACCACCACTTTCTGGTCCAACTAGTACTCGATCTTCACCAGTAACAACACCATCAACTGAGAATGTTACATTGTTAGGTGGAGTAATAACATTGGTATCTAAGTCGGTAAACTTATCATTAGCACCAGTATCAGATGTTTCCATACCAATACCATAAGCACCAATTAAAGCAGAACCAGTCGAAGCACCAATAAATGGAGTAGAAATAACACGTTCAGTTGCACCTGTTACTGTACCAGTAGCACTACCATTACCTGTAATAGTTCCAGAGGTAGGAGCAATACCAGTTAATATTTGCATCCATAACTTAGTAGTAGCAGTAGCATCAGTAGTATCTACGGCTAATAATTGCCCAGTACCACCTGCCCAAGATAAACTTTCTGGTTCTGCCCAAGTACCTGTACCTGGAGTAATTGCTAATTCATGAGTAATACCACGGAAGTCTTCACCTGGTAATCCATATAAGGTAGTAGCTTCACTTTCACGAGAGATATATTTCATACGCTCGTAAAATTGATTAATACTATAAACGTCTTTATTCCATTGTGAATAGTAAGGTTCATCTGCACCATTAGCATTAATATCTAATGGGTTATAACCTTCTTTAATATTAGTAATACCAGTTCGGCTACTAGCATCAGTAGTATCATTTAAGTCAGCAACATAGGTTAACGCAAGTACGTTATTACCATTAGATGTACCATTAATCTTAAATTCTGAAAAAGTAAAACCAATTTGACGAGTAGTACCAATTAAACGTCTACCATCAATATCACCACCATCTATTGCAAAGTCATGAACTTTAACCATAAAACGATGAGAAATACCATTAGCGATATCACGATTTAAACCTTTAGTAGACTCACCATTAGGAATAGTATTCCAGAATGGATCAGTAATACTAACTCCTTCTTGTAATAGTTGTAAATCCATACCCTCATTAGCAATAGCTACGAGGCCATCCCATACAATTTTATCTACACCAGTAGTGCCCTGAATAATGGTACCATCAAATAGATGTTCTGTTGCTAGTTGGTTAACATTATATCCATTAATAAGTGTAATAATATTATCAGTTGAGCGGTCAGATGGAGTTAAGTCTGTGATATCAAGTAAATCATCACCACTAGCAACGGCATCGTCTGCTAAGTCTTGTAACCATCTATGAAATGCAATTACAGAATAGTAACCAGCACCAGCTGCTCCATGAGCAGCTCCAGTATATGTAATTGCTTTAGCAGCACTTACTGCAAAATCATCACCAATTGCCATTTTATAATTCCTCTATTTTCTATCTAATTCTGTGTTAAATTCTTTTATGTATAATGGTCTCATTATACGCAGTCTGTTCTCTTGTTCTTTTTTGTTGTATTTTATTTGCATTTCTAATATAGTTGATTGCTTAGAAATCATTTTATCTAAATTTGATAACTTTTCATCTTGTTCACGCTGCCAATCAGTAGCATAAAGCATAGCACTTCCAAGAAAAGCAATAATTAGCATTAATATTTGCGTAACTTTCATCTTCTATCCCATCGTGCTTTTTCTGAACGAGTATCTATATGTATTCCCCAAGAATAAATGCCAATACCATAAGTATTAGGAAATAAGTTATCCAAAAAAGCAAAAAGCTCTTCTGGTTTTTCTGTTTTGACATCTATTGCTCTACCTATTAAATGCTTAGATTTTGAAGAAAAAGCTATATAGTTTTTAGTATATTTTTTTTGAATCTTTTCATTATATTTAACGCAACGGCATGCTGAACTTGGAGAAAATGAACCTATTTTACTTCTTATAGCCTCAGCTATAGGAATAAGTTCAATATCAATAGTATCGTATCCGCATCCGCATTTACAAGCAAATTCTTTTCTCCAAAAATTAGGTGATATTTTGCTCATTTCTTTTTATCTTTATTATCGTGATCACTTATTAAAGTATGGTTTGTTTTTATATCATCTTTTATATCAATATAAAAAGCACCTACCATAACAGAACCTATTAATATACAAGCATATAATAAATTTATATGATTTTTTGCAGTAGTCATTATTTCTGCTTTTATTCTAACTGCTAAATTAGTATGCGCTTCGTGAGACCTATCTTTAAAATCATTAAATTTTGAGTCTTGCTTTCTAATATTATCCCATATTTTATCAGTCTCGTGAGCTACTAATCTACTATGCTCTATAGGACTTCTTTCAAATTTTAATGATAAATCTTTAATAGTATCATCGAAATGACGAATAGTTTTTTCTAACTGTATAACTTCATCAAATCTAGCATCTAATTTAGCTAAAACAGATGACATAGTTTTATCTAACTGAATTTGACTATTAAACGTTTCAGTTTGCTTTGATACTAATATAGAAAAATCTTTTTGTAATTGCACTTGAGCAATTTCAATTTCTTTTAGTCTTTCATCTTCTGTACCCATAATATTATTCGCCTATATCACTTAAACGTTTAATATCACTTAAAGACTTAACTTCACTTAAAGAAGATGGTTTTGAATCAGGTAACATCTCTGTATCACTTACTACTACGTGACAACCTGTACGATCATTCTCATACTCATAATAAAAGTTTTCTGGTAATACTTCTGAGCATTTAACTTTACATAATTCAACATTACCTTTAGTAGTATCAAGATAACTATCAAAAGTAACTATACCTTCAACTACTACACATCCAGTAGTCAATTCTGGGTCACGTAAATCATCAATAGCTTTTGGAGAGCATCCAGTAAAAAGTAAAACAGATAATAAAACAATAATAAACTTCATTATATAAAACCTCTTTCTAATGCATAAGAGTCAGTACCTTTTAACTCAACACCAGTTACATATTTGGATATTCTCATCCTTCTTATCCATCGAGTAGCATCATTTAAAGATTCATAATCTGTAATTAACTTTAAATTATTATCAAAATTTTCATTTGCGTCTAATAACTCTTGATAATTTTGAGCTAACTGCCATTCGATATCATGAATAATACAGGCCGACTCAATATTAACAAACCACATAGTAGGTGGAAATGGAATTCCACCTTTAGCTCCGCATCCATTAGCATAAGAATAGTCTAATCGTAAATTTTCACTTTTATAATTTAAACCGTATTTTTCTATATCTAACTTAAACAGTTCTAAAGATTTCATAATATTCACATTTAAAATTTTTTATATTACCCTTATTTTATCTTATACTATTATAAAAGTAAAGTAAATCTTTTATTTATATGAATAAAAAAGTGTATAAAAATCAGTTACTTACGTTAAACTGGAGGAGTCCATACATTCCAATTTTCAGCTGAAATATTAAAATCAATAACTTCTTGTACAGTATTTAACTTATCTATATTTTCTTTTACTTTACTAGAATCTGTTAATATTTTTTGCTCATATTCAGATAATTTTTGGTCTGTTTTAGCTTCGTCTTTCTCTTCTTGAGTTAATACAATCTCTCCTGCTATTTTATCCGATTTATTATTCCTACGAACTGATATTATATTACGATGCTCAATAGGATCACTTATAATATCTTGTACTGGATTAGAATAAGCATCTTCAATTAATACATCAGCATAGTTATTCACTTCGATATATTTAAAATCTTTTTGCTTCTGTAATAATTCAGGATCAGTAAATTCAGAAACAAAAGTAGTACCATTCCAAATACTATATTGATCAGGTATAACTTCTGATTCTATAATAGTATCCATTATATCTTGATGAAATACTGGAAGTATATCAAAAGATTCAGCAACTTTATTATTTTCTAATCTATAAAACATTATTTATACTCCCATACTATTACTGCACCATTAGCACCATTACCACCTATACTAGCACCACCACCACCACCGGAACCACCACCACCATATGCTCCACCAGCTTCATCAGAAGAACTTGTTCCTCTACCACCGCCACCTAAATAAGATGAACCTCCAGCTCCGCCATCATCATCTGTGTTATTACCTACACTACCACCTTGGCCTTTTATATTTAGATTACCACCTGAACCAATACCACCAATACCACCAGTAACGCCTACATTATTTGTACCACCATAACCTCCTGTTGCACTACAATGCGCACCAAAAGAAGATGTACCACCTGTACTAGCAGTACCTGATATACTAGTACCACCAGCACCGCCACCACCTCTAGTAATAGTTTCAGAGGTAATAGAAGTAACATCAATAAGTTCTATTGCAGTACCACCACCGCCACCACCGCCACCACTTGACTGGTAACCACCACCGCCACCACCGCCAACAACTTCTACTCTTACTTTGGTAATGCCTGCTGGCTTAGTCCATGTACCTGATGATGTAAATACTTGTACACTTTCTAAACCACCACTACCGCCTAATCCATCTGATTCTGCTTTAGAGTAAACATCTAGCGAGGTTCTGAAACCAGCAGCAGTATTCTTTCTTACATAGGAATCAGTAGAAGAATAGAAAACAGTATCAGCACTTCTAGTCCCTTGAGCATGATTCATATTTACATAATTACTAAATAGATACCTACCATAGATATCAGCATTACTATCACGTTGTACAATAGTATTGCCAACAGCAGTTATATCTTTACTAGCCCCACCTAACTTATCTGAATCAGATGACTTACCTATAAAGTTGGTGGCATATACATTATTATAAACATAACTAGATGTACCTAAATCAAGAGATAATGTAGAAGATGGACGAATAGTCTTATGGTTTAATATCACACTAGAATATAATGTTAATACATTACTCCATATAGGAGTCTGACCTAGAGTTTGAGAAGCCGAGGTAATTTTAAATATATGACTTCCTGCCGATTGGCTAAAATCTTGATGAAAAGCATAACCCTCTTCTGTAATACCAGTAGTGAAGTGATTACCTACTCTGATATTAAAGTTACCACCACCATCATTAGAATTGATGGCATGTTTACCATCTTCAATCATTAAGCCACCAGTAATACCAGAACCTAAATATACTTGGGTCATAGCTGCTTTACCAGTAACATCTATACCTGTAGATGTAGTTTGTAATTTAGAATCACCATCATACTTTAAATCTACATCACCATCTTTCTCAAAAGATATCCAATGCTTCTCTATAACACCTGACGCAGATAACTGAGATATAGCACTATTACCATAAGACCTTGAATAAACACCAATACCACCAAGACTGTTATAAGCTGCAAATCTTCTATCTATATCACTAGTAGCTTCAGCTACATAATCACCATCAAGTCTAAGTTGTAAACTATTAGTTTCACCAGTATGTTTATTCAGATACCAAGCCCCATCACGAACATAAGCTCTAATACCATGATTTAAACTAACATCATCATCGTAGTCATTAAAATATTGATATTTACCCATTCCTAAATTATAAGCTTGACCATCCCATTGAGGTAATAAATCTTCTACTTCAACACCACCAACGGTATCAGCATCCGCAGTTAAATCTACAATAGTATCCGATTGGTCTTTAGTATAAATCTTTTTATCAGGAAGATTTATAGCTAATTCACCACGCTCTAATTGAGTATGAGTTGGTACTTCAGTAGTCGTTTCTGATTTTTTATGTATAAATTTCTTAGCCATGATTTTCCAATGATTCTAATCTTTTAAGTAATATGTTATGTTCCAGATGTTACTATACCATCTACCACTGTTACGCTGGGTTGCTCCGTTGTCTGCCGCTAAACTTGCACAACTAAACGTTGCATCATAGCGTACTTGATTAGATGAAAATACAAATCCCGTTTCTGCTGAACCAACATCATCATATGTTTGTAATTTTGCATAACCAATTGAATCATCGTATTTTAATTCAGCTCGCATAACCCCGTTAGAGTCTTGTAATGTATGTGAAGCATACCCACTTGCACTACTGGTTTTTGCTATAATTCGTGGAGAGGTTGCAACAGCTGTTATTGTACCGGCAACATTAAGAGAGTCAGCCACTAATTCACCTGTAACTGTTACACCTGTATTTGTTGTTTCAATTTTCTTAGAAGAATTATAATATAGATTAACGCCTCCGTCTCTAAGCATTTGGACCCATAAATCCTCAAGAGCACCATTAGAAGCTGTCTGTATAATTGCGCCATCACCATACTCATCAGAAAGTCGCAATGTGACACCGCCATAACTACTGCGAACTGATACCATTCGATCCGTATTAATATCAGCGGCAAGGCCGATAATTAAATCACCTGTCATATCCCGTGAACCATCTAATGGAAGAAAGTTATTATCGGCATATGGTAATGTTATTTCATGGGTTGATACATTAACTAATGCTATTTCAAGGTCATTAGTTCCATCGAAAAACATAAGTCTATGAATATTAACTGTTGGTACTTCAGAAGTATCTAGCCATGATGTCCCTGCTAATGCACTAACTGGTCTACTTGGTCCACTTCTCATTGTCAATAGAACATTATTAAGTCTATTTAAAATCTCAGCTAATTCATTTCCACTAGTTAAAGCTGGGTCTATATTAAAATCATTACTTGGTTGCTGGGCCATGACGTTATCCTATTTTACTTTCTAGGGCTATTACTCTCTTTAATAAAGAATTATAGTCGTTTTTTAATTGTTGATTTTCTGTACTTAGCTCTTGTACTGCTTTAACTAGAGGTGCTACGAATTCTGTATAGGCTAAATGTTGCACTCCAGCTCTATCATAATGAATATATCGTTTTTCATTTCCAACTTGGTCTTCTAATGTAGCTTTAACTTGTTGAGCTGAAAAACCATAATTAATAGATTCTTTATCAGCTCCAGTTTTCCAAGTAAATTTTATTGGATTTATAGCATTAATAAAATCTAATCCTAAATCTATATCTTGAATATTTTTATGTCTTTCATCAGAACGAGCTAATATAGCAACTGCTGAAAAGGCCGTAGTAATATAACTTTCATGACCTAATGACATTTCACCAGAAGCTGTAGCATATGCATCTGTTCCTATACAAATAGTATTAGTAAAAGTATATAATAACGTAGAGCCACCAGCATTTGTATAAGTTCCAGCAAAATCACCAATAGCTATATTATAAGAACCAGTAGAAAGTCTACTAGCACTATCATTTCCTATACCTATATTATTAGTTCCTGAGAAATCTGTTGAACCAGCTAAAGCTCTATTTCCTAAACCAGTATTATGAGTTCCACTAGTGGCCTTATTTCCTGATGCACGACCTAAATATACATTATAATCACCTGTTATAAGAGGACCAGAACTTTGTCCTATTACTGTATTAGAACGTCCTGTAATTAAAGAAGCTCCAGTTTCTTCTCCTAATAAAATATTTTCAAAACCTGATGTAATAATAGCTCCTGCATCGTTACCTATAGCAATATTATTATTATCTGTACTATCATCATTAGCAAGCGCTGAACCATCTTCACTTAGTGCCATTGATGTACCTTTAAATGAAATATAAGTATCTTCAAAAATAATAGAATTGGTAGCTACTTTTAAAGTAAATATTTTAATATCTACTGACCCATCATAAAAATAGCTTATATGATCAGTAGCACTTGTAGTGTCTAGCCAAACTGTTCCTGCTTGGGCTGAAGGTGGTCTTGACGTTCCGCTACGCATTGATAGTAATGCGTTATTTAAATTATTTATATAATCCACTAATTGTATTCCAGATGTTGTATATGGGTCTATATCAAAATCTGTATCTGGTTGCTGTGACATTTTATTCTCCTGTTATAATAATATATAATTAGTAATAGCTACTGGTAGTTGTGATATATCATCTTCATCTTCAACTTCAACGGCATTATAAAAAGTATCTTCTTGTTCGCCATAACCTTTTGCTATAAAGTCAAATTGAACATCAGTAGGAACTACTATATCCTCAAATCCATTAGCTCCTACAGAAGTATAAAATTCAATGTCAAATCCTGTTTCATCAATAGTATCTAAAACATAATATTGACCTTCAACGACATTATCTTCAGTTATAGCTATTACTGGTTTTGTTGTTGTATTAAATGGTTTAGAGAAAGTAACTCTTTTACCAAATACTTGGCCCGCTAATAATCCGTCTCTTGAAATGTCATCTCCATATTCAGTTCTATCTGGCATATCAACTATAACTTTTAATCCAGTAATATGCGGAGTTGAATATTCACAACATGTAGTTAGTACAGCTCTAAAATAAAAATAATGACCTGTATAGAAACCAGCCGTAAGATTTTGCCATCCACCCCAATTACTATCTTGCTCTAATGTTGAAGCATCTTCTATATAATTCCAGTCGGAAATAGAACCATTCTCAGATGCGGTCTTAACTTGAATTACTGTATTCCATTCTCCTAAAACAGCTTGAGTTAATCTACTTAAATCACTTACTACTTCCCAATTAGATACCGGATAATCTTCTTTAGTATAACCTTCTATTTGAGCAGTTAAATAACAACGATATATTCCACCTACATTAAATAAAGTAGATAGATCATATGAACCAAAAGAAACGTGAGTTCCATCTCCTCCAGTATTAATTAATTCTAATCCATCATCTACTAATATTACATCAGTCTTATTTCCAGTAAAAGTAGGATTTTCAATAGACTCCTGAACTAAATTCATAGCTGCTATTTCTGGAATAGTTGTTTTAACTAATGAATAATTATTAGATAAATTTCCAGTAGTATCTATTGTCTTAAGCATATATGAACCGATACGTGCATTTACATCAATAGTAGTAACATTAAATGGTATTAAATTACCTTCTGCTGTAGAATTATCCCAACTAGGATTATCTCTATCAGGACTATACTTTAAAATAAAACCAGCAATATCAAGATCATTAGGAGCTAACCAAGTAAATGACATAGTTTGCTCTGTTATATTACCTGCAAAGAATAATGGTTTTCCTGGCTTTTCTATATCGTAAGGTAATACAATTAAAATTGGCGCACATATTTCTAATTGTGCTTTATAACCAAATGCATTTACTGGAATCACCTTAATATATATAGCAGAACCTTTATTATAATCAATATCTAAAGTAGATTTTTTATTAAATAATCGATAACTACCAACTTTAGATTTAACAATATCTACTAATTCAAAGTTTTCATTTTCATCATATGTAGTCCATATTTCATATTCAAGATTTGTACCTATATCTATCCACGAAACTTGAACATTAGCAACTGGAATTCTATTTTCGTATGCTATAGAAACTTTTTGATTTAATCCAACTGCGCAAGAAGGATATAGCATTATGTCTGGAGATATATTAGGATCATAAGCTGGTATATCTTTAGTATCAGCTAATGCTATATCTGGAGATAATGGAATTAAAGTTAATGATGCAGTTAAATCACTAGATGGAGCTATAGATTTAACTAAGAAATCATCAGTAACATAAGTAACTTTTCCATATACACATAAATCTCCTATTGTAACTCCAAACTGTGTTGGCTCTACGGTTAGAGTTACTTCATAACCTTCACCAGCAACGCTATCAACGGAATACTCTTCTTGCTCTCCTATATTTACTGAACCAAATCTAACTCTTAATTTATAAGTTGGTCCAACTTCGTATGGAACTGGTTCTCTTAGGGTTACAGTATTTCCTGATATAGCTACTATTCGTGATGGTATTCCTCCTGCGCTTGCTACATCATGTTGTACTTTAATTAAATCTCCACGTTCACAAATTAAACTTTCTATATCTGTTGAAATAGTAAAAGTCTCAGGTCTTAATTTACCTTGAGCCATATAATATCTACCATCTCTAAAAGCTTGTGAACTTCTAGTTATTAATGGCATTGTTATATTTTCAAAATATGTTGCAGCAGTACAATCTACAGTTTGACCATCTATAGTACAAACTTCAGGTCCAGTTACCCCTACTTCATTATATCCATCATTATATACTATATGGTCAATCGCTTGCCATTCCTCTAAAGGATTTATAAATGTACATTTTAATGCATGCGGCTGTTTAGTAAATACCTTGCTACCTTTAAAACCCCATGAATTAGCTGATGTAAATAATTGTACTGGTACTGTTGGAAACTGTTCCCATATAACTGCATATCTACCTTCTCTCATAGTTAAAGTAGCACGACCAGTAGACATTATTGAAGTTAATCTATCATATACTGTTGAACTAGCATCAAAATTACAATCACTGTTATATTTAAATTCTGTAGTAGCCTCCCCAGTTCCATCATCTACTAACTCTTCACAAAATAAAGACCAATTATAAAAAGATAGAAAGTCAATTCTTTCATCTGGTATTGGATCAGAATTAGCATCACCACGTATGATATCTAATGATATCCATGCAGGATTAGATGTATGCTCAAACGTCCAAGTATCAACTCCATTCCAAGTCCATATTTTCCTTTGACTTATTGCAGTTAAAGTATCAACGGTTCCACTCAATTGAGCAGACGATACTATTTGCATACTTAATATAGTATGAGGTACATCAAATTTTAATGGTTCTTTTTGGCTTTTGCTTGTTATAGCAACTAATTCTGTCTTATCAAAATATCTTCCTGAATCTGCAAATTTTATATATAATACATCATCTGTTCTTGCTATTCTTATATCCCATTCTCCGGCACTAGGAAAAATAAGATTTAAAGCATAAATAAAAGGAACTGAAGTTCTTCTTCTTAATAAAAATGAAGGAATGCCTTGCCCATATAATGTAAAAAAAGTAGTATAATTTCCTGCTGCCATTATCCATATAAAATGGCGGACAGTACCAAACCAACTTTCACCATCACCATAATCTTGTGTCCAATAGCTTTTAACAGCGGTAATAATAGGCTCTTCTGGAAATGATTTATCAAGAACTATATTAAATCTTTTTATATTAGTATATGTAATTTGTTCTCCCCAAAAATCATATTCATCTCCCGTTACTATACGTACAGTTGAACTATAATATTGGCTAACAGATATTATTTCATATTCGATTCCATTTCTAATAAACTTAGAGCCAACTTGAGGAGCTAGTGCATTAGATGTATCATATGCAGATGGAATACCTTTCGTCTCAACTTGAAAGTCTGGTCCAGTATTAACTGTCCAATATACATAAGAATTAATATCATTTACATCACCATGAACTATATATAAATCTAAGAAATCTATACTTTTTGCAAAATTTTCACTCCATACTGTTGCATGAGATGCACTAAGTTGCTCTTGTTTAAAAAATTTCCAATTCTCCTCTATATCATCTGCATTATGATCTTTATATTGTATAGAAAAATGAACTGACATAGCCTCTCTATCAGTTCCATGAGCCATATATAAAAGTCCGAGTGGTAAAGACATATTAATAGTCATTGCACTCGCATCATCAGCTAACGATGATCTTACAATCCAATCTTTTTTTATTTCAGTTGAAAATGTCTCTGTTATATTGTCATTTTCATAATATGGTATTAATCCTGAAGTATAATTACTATCTACATTATATTGAACTCCACTATAAGAATCTAATGAAGTATTACCAATTAATATACTACTAATATCAATATGACCATATCCAAAGTCATATATCGCATGAATAGTTTGAGTATCTCCAGCAGTTGTAATATATGATTCTACCGCTAAATCTGGACTAACTTTATATGTCCCATATATACTTCTTACTGCTCCGTGAGGTCTTGCTCTATTTCTTAAACCCTCCATACCAAAAAAACCAGAACTATCATCAGCTGACCCAGGAGTTTTTGGTTTAGGTGGTGGAAATAATGCTGATATTAATAAAGAGCCGACAAACATAATGCCAGCTCCAACCAATGAAGCGCTTGCCCCAGCTAATAATCCACCGGCTCCGGTTAGAATACCAGCAGCATATGGAGCAAAAATAGTTAAAGCAATACCAGCAATCATAGCGAGTGGATTTTTTCCACTATCACCACCACCTCTAGGCATAACAGCAAGATAAACTACATTATTTGGTTTAGCATATGTAGTTTCCCATTCTTCTTTTGTTATTAAAATTCCGTCAATAGTTACATCAATATAGTCGTGAAGAACTTCAGGCATATTAGAGCGAGTCACAATCTCACTTAAAGGAGTTGGTCTATCAATAATAAAGTCTTCTGTATTACTAGAAACTAATTTTCTTTTTACATAAACGGCCATTTATAAAACCCTTCAATTCTATTTTTCCACTTTTTACCAGTATACTTTTCTATTGCTGCTGCGTGTCCTTTTAGAGTATGAATCATATATTCATTATCTAAACACATACCAACATGAACTGGCTCTCCAGCTATTTTCATCATAATCAAACAATAAACTTCTGGTACTTTAATTTCTTCCCATTCATCTTTACTATTTTTAAAATAATTATGAACAGATTCCATATCATTTGCATTAATGTAATCGTTATTATTATCTGGTATAGTTATTCCACGCTCTATCCCAAAAACATATTTATAAAAAGTCCAACAATCAAAACCTGGACCAGTACCTTTTGATTCGTATGGAATGCCAACGTATATTCCTGCCCAATTTGGTATCATTTAATTAACGTGAACCATAGAGATTTTATATTAGACCTTGTTAAAAAATAATAAAAACTGTAAGATAAAGATAAATCATCTCTAGTTTTATTTTTTAATTTACAAATAAGATTAATTATCATTATATTTTCCTTAGTTATCTAAATAACCCGTGATATCCAGCCGCAAGAGTAATTTGGTCTTTTGGCCATCTTTGGTTTAAAATATCATCTGCATATAAAATTCCAGATATTGTGTATGCATCATAAGTGACCTCTCTTAACTTAAGATTTGTTATCTCTATTTCTACATCGTCTAAATAATCAGATAAAACTACACTTATAGTTATATCTGGAGATTCAGTTATACTACGAATAACCTCAACTAAAGCTACGTCTATATTATCAAAAGTTAATTTTACTGTTTGTAACTTTTCTCCATCATCATTTCCAAGAACTATATTAAATGGATAAGCAGTATATACTTGAAAATCACTAGTAATAGATTCTCTATTATTTACAAGATATAATGTTTCATCTAAATCAGGATGCTCTATCTTCATTAAGATTAACCATACCTGATCAGTTTCTACTGCATTAGCAGACTGAATAGCAACTTGTGAAAAATTTCTTGGCATTATACAATAACCTTAAGTAATCTTTCCCATTGGAAAGAGGCAATACGATTTATACCACCTAACTGAGTATAATTTATTTCTCCTACAAAACGATATTCATAAGTACTTGTAGGGTCAGCGGGATCAATATAGTTAAATCTTTCTATTCCACCTTTTAATGTTACATTATAAAAGTTTTCAAGAGTAAGATATTGAGCATGAGTAATTTGAATACTTCCATTTAATATTATAATAGGTGTAGTATATCTTCTACGAACTTTATCTAAGCCAGCAGGAATCTTAGTACGAATTATATTCGATTTCGCTTTTTGCGAGAAACCATTCTGCAATAGATATTGTGGTAAAAAAGTTTTATTAGGCCAATCTATAGCTGCCATTATTAAAATCCTCTCCGCTTAACACCATATACAGAACCCATTTGCTTATCAAGAGAACCATTCTGAATAGAAGCATTTATCTTTTCTTCAATCATAACATCAATAGTTTTATGACCTTTATCATCAGTAGTTTCTTTAGTAGTAGCTTGTGACCCTGTAGAATTATTATATACATTTACAGTAGTATTATTCTCGCTCTTAGTTCCAGAAGCTTCTACACCTAACTTTCCATTCTTTCTAGTTAAAGGCATAATAGCTTCTGGGCCTGCTTCGCCCATTAAACCAGTACCATCAGCAAAAGGAAATAAAGTTGGTTTATTAACTATTCCTCCATTTGCGAAAGCTTGAACACCTTTATTAAAAGCTCCACCATTAGCCCAAGTTGCAAATTCAGCTCCAGATAAAACACCAGAAGTCCCACCAGTAAATCCTGTTTGGCTAGTTATCATAGAAGAAGATGTTGCTCCTCCAAATATACTGCCTATAACGCTAGAAAAACTTGCGGCCAACGGCTCTGTGATACTTTTCTGTATAGCTAGACGGGCTAAGTCTTTAATAATACTATCTACTAAGCTTCTGACATCCATTTTTCCGGTTGTAACGAATTCAGCTAACTGGTCTGTCATTGAGTTAAATGATTTAGTAGTTATTTCAGACATCTCTTCAAAAACGGTCTTAGAGTTTAGGCTAAAATCATCTAAGCCATCTTTCATACCTTGAAACATCTGGTCTTGCTGGCTCATTTCTCCAGCTCTAGCTAAAACTAATTTTAATGCTCTTTCGCTTTCAAATAAAGAACGATTATAAGCATCGTTTGAAATTTTGCCTTTTTCTTTTAATATATTTAAATCATATTGAACTTCAGCATATTCATAAGTAGCAGCTTTAACATCATCATAACTTCTTGCTAATTCATTTATAGCATTAGCTTCATTTAGTTCTATATATTCTTTTGTTTGTTCAATAGCTTTAGCAAAAGTAGTATTAAACTCTTCTTGAGAAATAGTATTAAGCTTTCTAGCATTAGCTAATACCTCAAGTTTCTTTTCTAAATCTATCTTATCATCAAAAGAATCGTAAGCTTTATCAAATGGATTTTTTAACTTTTCAATTTCATTATTTAATTCTGCTTGTTCTTCTCTAAATTTTATTAAATCTTTAGTTGATTTTTTAACCGCATTATTATATGCAGTAACAGCTTTCTTATCTGTTACTTTTCTTTTAGTGTAACCTTTATCTATTTCTGCAGTTATTTGAGCTTGATTTTTTGCATCTTCTCTTATAGCTTCACGAAAGTCTTTATTCATTTGCTTTTCGTGGTCTAATTCAACCTTTACCTTATCTCTATCAGCTAAAGCCATTTGCTGAATATTCGCATCGAATGTTTTTTCAGCTTCTAATCTTTTTCCTGCATTAGCCCATAAGTTCTCATATTGCTTATTATTTTCAGCTAAAACTTGATTAGTAGCTTCAAGCGATGCTCTTAATGATTTTACCTCTTCATCATCACCAGTTACTTCATTAAAACCAATTCTAATTCTAGTAATATATTTATCAATAGTTCCAAACGTATCAATAAAACCCATCCTTAAATCTTGGTATAAAGTTTCAAATAAAATGACTACAGAATTCTTAAAAGACATAAAACTAGATAGCATTATAGTAGTAACAGTTTTAATATTTATTGGTAAGTCGTTTAAGGCATCATATACTAATTCTATAGAACCAGCAATAGCTTCCATTCTAAAAGTTTCATCACCTGGTAATTCCATAAAGGCAAATAATCTTGCCCAGCTATCGTAAACTAATCCACTAGTATCATATAGGTCGAATAGAAATGTAGTAAGTTCTTCTACATCTTTAGCCATATCTGGAAAACCAGCTGTCATAGCATTCATAGCTGCACCATCATTAGCTAAATTTGCTAATAATCCTGCTAAGAAATTTAATGAATCTTTTAACGCTCTACTCTCTGCAACTGCATTAGCCCATAAATCCCAACCAATCTTAACTCTTTGTTCTGCAGCTTCAATATTATCTAAAGCAAAAGTATATTCCATAGACGTTTCGCTTAATCTTTCTAAAGCTTTAGTCATTAATTCTATATCAAGTTTTCTTCCTGATGATAATTCTTTTAAAGATTGTCCAGCATATCCAGCTTCATCAGCTACATCTCTTAAAGCCATTTTAAATAATGGTAAGTTCTCTGAGATTGAACGATACTCATCTCCCATTAAGAAACCAGCAGAGAAAGACTGAGATAACTGAATTAAAGCATTATTCATTTCTGTAGTACTAGTACCTGCAGCACGAGCACTCATTACAAGACCTTCTGTCCATTTAGCTAATGTAGAAGTAGAAAATGCTCCTTCTGTAGTAATAGCAAAACGTGTAATAATACGACCTAAATCTTGAATAGCGAAACCAGTTTTAAACGCAGAAGTTTTTACAATGTCTAGAGCTTCTGTATTACCTGTAAATGTTTCTAATTTTCTTCCCATTAAATCTAAAGATTCAGCAGTTTTATTAAACTCAATGTATAACTTAATTCCAGCGTAAGCAGTTGCAGCTAACATCGCAGTTCTAAATAATACTAACTGAATTTTTAAGAATTTATTTACAAAACCCATTGATATGCCTAAAGCCTTTTGGCTTGAGGCGGTAGCAACAGATACCCTTCTATATTTAGACATTGCTGCAGTATTAGCATTAAGGCTTACACCTAAAAGCATCATTTGCTTACTAAGCTTATTTAATGCCATCGTATTAGCATTTAAACTAGCATTAAGCATTGCAGAATTACGATTAAAATTCGCTAATTCCATAGCAGACTTGTTAGTAGCTGCCCCTAATGATGTCATTGAATTCTTTAGTGCTAATATATTTGCACTATTTTTTGCTAAATTAGCATTTAAAGTTTTGGTTTGAGAGGCTAACGTTCTCATTCCAGTAATACTTTTATTTACTGCAGCAGATAACGTAGACATTGTCTTAGACATATTAACTAAAGCAGCATTATTCTTTTTAATAGCAGTATTATTCATATTAATACTACTATTTAATTTTGACATCGAAGTAATATTACTTCTTATTGATGTATCTAATGACTTATTAGTAGTAACTAATGCTTTTGTAGATTTTACACTATTAGATAAAGAAGTATTTAGTGTTTTTGTTTGAGTCGATAACATTTTAATGCTTCTAGTACTATTTTTCATAGAAGCATTAAGAGATTTAGTTTGAGTAGTAAGAAGTTTTGAGTTAGCAACACTCTTCTTTAAACTTGCATTTAAATATTTAGTTTGAGTTACTAGTTTTCCAGTATTAACGGCACTCTTTTTAGTGCTATCGCTTAATCTTTTGGTTTGAGTATTTAGTTTTCCAACTTCGGCTGAAGCTTTTGATAATGTTTTATTTAAAGCAGTAGAGTTCTTATTGAGATTCTTAACGTGAACATCATTAGATTGTAAAACTTTAGATAGTGCGGTTAAGTCTTTTAAAGCCTTAGTTGCATCTATTATAATCTTTGATTGATAATCCACATTAATAACCTTACATTAATTTATTGTATTTTTTTTCTTTGCTTTATCTATTTTCTCATGATATTTTGTAACCAAGAGGTCAATTTTTTTAATTATAGAAATAATAGTGGTTTCTTTAAATGGTATCGGATATAATTCGAAATAATGTTTAAAATCAGTTATAGTTAAATGATATTCAAACCCAGTTAAACTCTTTAAATTTTGATAAGTTTTAAAGAACCACATCTCAACCTGTTTATCCAATTCTGGAATATGGTCGAGAGGTGTTTCTTCTCCAATATCTTGTAAATCTTCAAAAAATTTAATATTATCGAAATAATCAATATTCCATTGTAACGCTTCAAAAACGTTTTCTACTATTTCTTTTTCTTCAAAAAATTAGACTGTTCACCTGCTTCGGTTATTACAAATTCTCTTAAGTCTGTATCTTGAGATAATAGCTCTAAAGATGTATCTGCAGAATATGGAACGCCTTGACCTTCTTCGTCTAATAAGACATTTTCATCCCAACCTAACAATAGTTCTTTTGCAGCTACTTCTGTCATAATACGTTTAGCAATATCATTACCAATAGATTTACCTTTTTCGATTTTCTTTTGGTAAGGTTGCATTTTTTTAGTTAATGTAGCTTCGTAATGAGGGTTTCCATCAGAACGAGCGATTTTAAGCTTTAGAATATTGCCTAGACCATCATCGAAATCTAACCATACACCTTCAAGCTCTAACTGTCTATCAGTTTTCGTAAATTTTAACATTTTATTTTCCTGTGTGTTTAATATTCCCTGCAATTAAAATAATACGATAGCCACAGTCAACACAGGAAAAACTGTAGCTAAAGGTTTGCCGTTAAGCGAACTAGTTATGGAAGTTTATCAATTAAAGATAACTTAAACATATAGTCATCAGTATCTTCACGTAATGCACGGAAGCTACCGGACTGCATTAAGAATTGATCTTTTCCAGCAATTGGAGTATCTAAAGTTTCAAACTTACATTTAGGCATATTCATACCGATATTATTACCATGACCATCAGTAAGAATAATAGTAACACCGAAACTTTGTGCAGCTAAGAACTTATTGTAAAGACTTAAATCTTTAAAGTAAACTTCAACGTTACCAGTAATTTGAACTGAGTAAGAAGCAGTTTCACAAGCACCTAGAACACCGATAGATTTTGCAGCTGTGATTTGGTTATCGTAAGTTAGGTCTAAGGACTGGAATGAACAAGTACCTAAAGAAACGCCCTCAAGATAAATAGTACCTACAGAACTTACAGCATTCATAATACTATATGCTGGTACAGCTACTTCTGTTTGACCTGCAATAGGTGTAGCAGTAGCTTCTTCGGTAAGACCAATAACACCAAACGAACCATTTAAAATAGAACCAGTAGCGAAGTTCCAGTTCATTGTAGAGATTTTAACACCACGGTAATACCAATAACTAAAACTACCACCATTATTTGCGGTCTTTTTAAAGGTATATGTTTTTGGTGAATCAGCGCCATTAGTTACTAAGGTATCTGCATCTACAGCAACATCAGTTTGCGCTGTCATATTAATAGGCATATTTGGATAAATAGAAATCTCATCCGCTACTGAATTATCAATACAAGTATAAATACCATCAATAATATCATCTAATACAGAAGATAATCGAAATACATCACCAATCCCTACATCGCCTTCAATACCTGCTAAAGAAACAGTACCAAAATCAATACCATCTACAGAAGCTGCAGAAAGCGCAATAGCTGTAGTAGTATCATTTTGAAGTAAAGCTAACATCAATGGTTTATATGGGTCATAACTTAATTCATAATTAAGCTCTCCACCGACTTCTGAATCTACTACAACTAAGTCGTCTGTCTGACGATCATCTCGGATGACTTCAGAAACGGCTGTAGAAATATTAGAAACAGGCGAACCACCTGTTGTTGGTAAAAGTTGAAATGCGGGAGTGTCAGGTGTTACACCTTCTTCTGTCTCTTCAATATACGAAATACCAGTATAATTCGTAGTTACTGCCATGATTATCTCCTAATTAAATTAAATCTCATCTGAAATAAATGGTACTTCACATATGAGGTTGAACCAACCATCTTTATCGTCCCCTACACGTTGAACGGTAGCAGCCTGTGTTAATAAATTTGGTAATGGATTTTTATTATCCATTATATCTTTTATATCTTGTGCGTATTGATAAGCTTGACCAACACCTTTTCCTAATGGAACCCTTATATTAATAAATAATACACCTTCAGTTCTTTTTCTTTTCTGAGAAGCTGAAGCTATATTAACATTAGTACTAAAATAAGGTATAAACTTTGTTTCTAAATAAGCTTGTCCAGTAGTTTCACTAAATTTCATATTATCTACAGCTATAGGAGTAGCACCTGCCCATCCTGCGGTTAGCATATTATCTAACTCTGCTGCTGTTTCTAATAACGTTGGCATTAAATCTTACCTGCTGCTTTAGCTTCACCACGTTTAATTGCTCTTCTTACAAAACCTTTCGAAGCAGCAACTTTTGCACTATCTGGAAATAAAGGATTAATTCCAGCATTAACATAAACTAAATATGGAGTATTATTCCATATATAATATCTTTCATGCCTTCCATATGTCTTTTGACTAGATGGTTGAGGCTTTTGGTATTTTTGTCTACTAGTATTCTTTGGTCTAATATTATCCGCTTTAGTATTTGGTCTTATCCCTTTCTTCCAATTTGAAGCTAAAGTTCCAGTTTGGACAGGAGATTCTTCTACTAATTCATTATAAATATTATCTACTACATTAGCAGCATTCTTTTCAAAATTATCATATATGGTTTCTACTAAGTCTCCAAAATGATTTGTAACTCTTCCAGTTCCCATTAGCCTAATCTCCTTGCGTAGATAGTCCAACTAGCTTTCGCTGGGTCTGGATTAAATGCTTTCAACTTATAAGTTGAACCTTCATCTTTAATTATCATGTCTACTTCAAAATCTACATTATTTCTATCGCTATCAATAACTAAGATTTTTATATTGTTATTTAAAGTAGCATCATCAATTCTTTCACCTTCAAAATCAGATGAAACTACAGCTCTTACGTCTGTAATTGTTTCTGTAATAGTATTAACCATAGTTCCATCATCATAAGAATCAGTAACTACTACAAATTGAATAATTCTAACTGCATCTAATAAATCACTATCAAAAGCCTTTCCTAAACTGTTTTGAACATCTTCATATAGTCCCATGGCTTTCTTCTAACCTACTAGTCTTAGGGTTTATTCTTTTTTCCGCTTCGTACTTAATTGCAAAATATATTGAAAGTCGTTTTCCGTTTTTAAAAATAGCATAACCTTTATCGGTATGCTTTATTTCTTTATCAGTCTTAACACGACTTTTCATTCTTTAAACCCTTATTAGATTTTTATTTCCATTGCCTAAAGAGCAGTAAGGAGATAGTATCATCGTAACTTCTGGTTTTTGATCTATCTTTTTGCCTGCTTTAGAATAAATACCTTGATAAGTTGTTTCACTTTCTACAGAACCAGCTTTAACTTTCTTCTGTACTATTGGACCAGATTTAGGGTCTTCAGTTGGTAGTAAGACTCCTTGTACGTGTTGCTCAGCTAAAATAGCATTAGCACGTTGAACTTCGTCTGGTATAGTTAAATAGTCATCGGTGTCCCATAAATCAGATTCGCAAGAGTAATTCTGATCTATAAACAAACGGCCATATACTAATGCCATTTCTTTATCAGAGACACTAGCATCTGACCACTCATCAGATTTATTTATAGAAGTAGCAAAAGCTACTGTACAATATGGGACTAAATAAGCCATATTAACATGCGGCCTTACAAGCTACCTTAGCTACATCAGCTGCAACTTTTACTGCAGTATGAACAGAAGCAGAATCTTGCTGATCTCCTGAATCTATAGCCGCAGATAAAGTAGCAATAGCAGCTGCAATATTATTGGTAACAGCTTCTAGTAAAGCTTCTGCTAATTGACCAGAATCAGAATCTGCCGTAATAGTATTACCTGTAGCAAAACTCATAGTAAACACTTCGCCTACTGCTTGATTTCGAATTACGAAAACTAAGGTAGATGCATCTGAAACAACAGAATCTACATTACCAGAACTAACGCTAATGCCTGTCATATCCTCTGCAGTAACGGCTTCTGAGAATGTGACTATTGCCTGCAAGCCACCGTTTGCATCATTAGATGCTACGATACCTGATATAGTTGGAGTTGCCATAATTTATCCTTATGATGGTTTAAATGTTGGGTCGGGAAAACTTCTTGGTTTAGTTCTAAGCGGTAAACCTGCTTTTTTCTTAAGAATAGTACTAGTTTGCTTTCTCATAGAGGCCATTAGTTCAGAATGACTAGGTTTTCTTTTCTTATCTTCTGCTTTTCGCTCTGCGACTTCTTTCTTAGATTCTTCAACCTTAGATTCATTCGCTTCTGCTACTGGTGCAGTTGCTTCGTTAACAATAGGATTAACTTTAGGGTCAACTTTAGCTTCTACTTTAGCAGCATCTTCTGTTGCTTTAGTTTCTACTTTAGTTGCCTCTTCTACTTTTTTCTCTTCTGATAAAGCCATTTTTAATTCTCCTGTGTATTTATTATTGAATAACTCTTAATAAAAACTATTCAATAATAAATCAGGGCTATAAACCCTGATTTATTAATATTTTAGAACTATAGAATTAACCGTTTGACTTAAGTACTGCCAAAGGAATATTCTTACGTTCAGTATAAATACGATCCCATTGAGCTGCCGCTTCTAACTGAGTTAGAGTAGCAGTAATGCCCTGAGCTAGACCAGAAGATAGGAAAGCGAAACCTTGAGGATGAACGATTTCATTCTGACGATAGACAAGAATATCTTGACCAGAACCTTGACCTACTAGAGCTTCACGCTGAAGTTCAGAAGGCATAAGAGCAGGAGAAGTACCATAACCGAAAGCACCACGACCTAAAAGGACAGTATCGTAAACGAAACCAGAAGTACCACCAGCAATAACGGTCATACCGTCATCTTCGATAACTTCCAAACCAAGATAGGTAGGAATTTGAACTTCGCCACGAGCATCTGGGATATAATCAATAAGATTTTGCTTCTTAAGATTAGCGAAAACAACTGAATGCATAGCAATAGCAGTTAAAGTGCTAGAGTGGTCGCCCATAGTTGCTTGAGTGTCAATTACAGCTTCAGCAGAAATAAGATTAACCGCAGTAGCAGCATCACCATCAGCGATAGAAATGTCGTTAACCATATCAGATGTATAGTTATCAATATTATCTGCTAGAACACCAGTAAGAGTGGATAGCAAACGATTTTGAGAAGCGGTAGCCCAATAATGACCAACACGATTAGTAATAGCACCAAGAGGATCTTGCAAAGCTAGTTGACGAGCTAAGTCCATAGTAGACCAGGCTTTAGTTTGATTAGCTAAACGGAAGATTTGTGTACCAGAAGTGATTTTATCAGGAACGATAACATCAGCTGGATTATCAGTTGCGTAATCTGGCTCATCATTAGTTAGAGGATCGAAGTTAGGCAATTCGCCAACCATACCACCAACAGCTACCATTGAGTCAATACGTGTATCACGTACCATTACACCGGACTGGATAAAACGATTGTATTCAATCGCAGATTCTTGAACAGCACCATTAAATGCTGTAGGCTCATAAATGTCAGCAAGACGTACTTCAGCCATTTTAATTTCTCCTAAAAGTATATTAAGCTCTTAGCAGAAATTTTATCGGTGCCAAGAGAGAGTTATTTATTTTACTCATCTTGACGGAATCTCGATGTGGGAAAGACGGAATCTTTCTATTTGTATAATGTAATCATAACACATCTAAATAGAAAAGTAAAGCTTTTTATTAATTATTTTTTACATTTATAGATTTTTATAGTATAATATAGTCTAATATAAGTTAAATACTATATAGAAGGAATAGTTAAAAATGAATGGTAAGAAAGCAAGAAAGATTAGAAAAGATTTAAGAATGAATGGTATTTATTATGATAATGCTGAATATGAAATTCTTAATCATGGGAAAAATGGTATTGGTACGATTGGTTTAACCTCAAGTTGCGGACGTTCTAAATATCTTAAGGCTAAAGCAGACGTATAATTTTAATGGGTTAGATTAAAAACCTAACCCATTATTAATTACTGAACAGCTTCACGTAAAGTTTTAGCTAGAGTTGGATTGTTCTTATTCAATTTTGCTTGTTCTGTAATAGAATAACCATTACCTTTCTTATCAAAAGGATTATTAGTAGCATTATACTTCTTACCACCAACATTAATAGTTGTATCAGAACCTTGATTTTGAATAGGAAAAGCTCCTGAAAACGCTTCATTAGCTTGAAATTCAGCGATTAATTCCGAAACGATCATAGGGTCACCAGTCTTTACGTTCATCCGTTCCGCACCAGAAGTATCAACTACTTTAGTTTTATAAAGACCATTTTCATCTTTAAAGGTTTGAATGCTATCTTTAATATGAGGCATTAATAGAACTTGAGAACCGTTTACCTTTTCAATTTCTTTTAAAGCAACGTTTTCAATTAGTTCGTGGTCTAAAGCTGATTTTAGCCCTACAATTTCTAAGTCTTTAGATATAGTTAAATCACTAACAATCTTTTCGTGACTATTAGTCATATCATTCTTAAGCTTATTCCAGTTTTCAGATGCAACTAAAGCTTCTTCTTCAGCTTTAATTCGATCAGATTCGATTTTATCTACATTTTCGATATATTTAGTATATCCATCTAAATCTAAACCTTCAGCTTTCTTTGATAATTCTTTAGCATCATTTAAGCGACTAATAAGGTCAGAATTTTTATCAACTAAACCTTTCTTTTGATTTTCAATATCTGTATTATATAGAGTATCAAAGTTTTCTTGAACAGCTGACATTAATTTTGCTTGGTCTTCTGTTAGGTTTAGCTCTTTCATTAAATCTTTTATTGCAATTGGCATCTTATTTTCCTTCCTGTGTTTAAAAATATAGGCGTTAAGATTAGTTAACGCCATTTTACTAAATTATGCAGCTTTCTTCATTTCTGGAGACTGATAAATTCCAGACTTCCATTCGTTTAAAATCTTTAGATTTTCTTCACGCTTATCTGAATCAGAATATTTTTCAACCATAGACTTAACTTTACTCCAGTTAGGTATGGTCATAGAAGTTCGTTCTATTTGTTTATATCCTAAACCTCTTATTAATCCATAAGCAAGATAAGTTGCTCTTGCAATAGGTCTAATATGAGTAGTTCTATGTAAATAGATAGATTCTCTTCTCATATTTGATTTATAAGAAAATTTACCTTTTTTAATTGATAACTCTTCTTTACGAATAATGCGTGATTCTTCTGCTAACGATTTTATTTTGATCTTTAATTCAATACTCATGATATTCACCTTATTGTTTAATTTTAATTGTTATTTATAAAAAAATTAAATCAATTTGGTGGTCCACGGTTATGAAATTCAATGCTTCATAATTATTCTCCTATATTTTACGCTGTAAAATGGTGAGTGTGCAGGGAATCGAACCCTGTGCTACCGGATTGAAAGCCTTTTGCAAAGCCCTTCACACCCTTAAAAAAATTATTTTAATAAACAAAAATAAAATAATAAAACAAAATAAAATAATCAATTCTTAATTTCCGTATTCTTAATGTTATTCCCTGTTTCAAGATTTGAACCTTTTAAGCCTTCGTCTTGTCCTGATCCAGACCCTGGTCCAGGTAACGCTGGAGTTAACTCTGCAGTTAATCTAGCAGCAGTAGCAGCAATCTCCGCATCTTTTTCTTTATCAAGAAATTGAGGAGGATTTTCCTTAATATCTGCTATTTCTTCTTCAAATGTCTTATTAGCGTTAATTATTTCGCCTTCTTTCATCTTCTCAAACATTGTCTTATGAGAAATAGCTCCGTCTATCCAAGAACGAACTAAAGCAATTTGAGCATTTGGTTCCATGTCTACTGATAAGAAATCTGAATTAAGTTTATAAACAATCTTCCTTGCATCTTTACCTGCCCAATTAAAATATATTTTTAAAATTTCTTGTAATTGAGAAGAGATATTTTGAACGATTGAGGTTATAACCGCAGTTTCTTGACCGCTTCTTATTAAAACAGAAGTAGCAGTTTCACGAGAAACACCTTGTTGTTTTAAGATTTGGGCTCCAGTTACGGCCATTGTCTCTCTTAAATCTTCAATATAATCACGATGAGCTTGCGCTGACTTTCCATCAAACTCAAGCATACCAACTTTAGCGTCTGGATTGCCTAAAACCCATAATTTAGAAGAGCCGATTGTTGTTGGAGTGTCTTCATCATCTGCATCAACACCTGTAATCCAAGGAGTTGGTAAAGCAGTCATATGCAAGACTTCAATTTGGTCTACAACTCTATTAATTAGGTCAATATTTAAGTCAGATACGTCCTGAAGTACTGATTTATCAATAGAATAGTTATTAGACTCTTTACCGTGAATAATAAGTGGTATAGCATCTAATTCCTGACCGTTCTGCATTATAAAATTATCTTTAACACTTTCGTCAGAGTATTCAGTCTTATCTTTATCTCTTGCGTAGTTAGTTTCGTCAGGTTTAGGTATATTACGCTCATATTTACGTACACGAACCCGATTTTTACCCTTATTTAGCTCAGATGGGTGTAAACTCCATACATAATGGACTTTTACTATCTCTAAAGTAAATTCATCGTCTGCTTTTTGTCTTTCTTCTTGTACAGAATAGACAAACTGGGATAATTCAGGATAACCTTTATCGTTAGACGTTTGGAAGCTAACAAATTGTTCTGGCTTAATTAAGGTTAAGTAAGGGCGGTTAAGAGGCGTAGAAAAGTCCACAATCGAAGCACAGAAGCCTTGCTTTAAGACTTCATACGGTATTTGAGCAGCATATTCGTTAACAGAGTTACCAAGTAGGTCTACATTTTGATATAAGATATCACTATCTTCTACAGGAAGTTCGTGTAGAGGTGGCTTCTTAAAGATTGAAGAGTTAAAAGATGAAATGACTTTAGGGTAATATAAGTAAAAAGGTGTTCTAGCCCATCTTGCAGCTTTTTGGTCGTCGGAATCTAGCTCAAGACCAGCGTAATATTGGTCCATATTCTCTAGCATTTTCTTACGACCAGCGTATAAATCGTTATTTTGATTTATTTCTGATTGCAAAGCGAGTACTTGTTGCGACATTTTAAATAAATAAGCCATTTTTACTTCCCTTTTACACCCTTTGATCTAAAGGTATTTCTCTTTACCGGAAACATATAATGTATAATATAAGTTGCCGCATCTGTTATATCATCTATCGAAGCTCCAGAAGTTTTTTCTGGGAGTTCAGTATTTGGATTAAAAACTTGTTGCTCTAATGCGTCTGTTAAATCAGGACATAAGTCTGTATTTACTGTTACTAAACCTGATCTATAAGCCGAATTAGAGGCTAAAACACGATCAAGTATCTTAGGATTTCTTCCAGGATATTTACAACTAAAACCTGCTCTCTTTAGAAGAGATATATCAGATTGTGTAAAACCTTTAGAAGATACATTTTTACCAGAAGAATCTGGGAAGCAATTAACTTGAGAATTAGGAAATACATTCTGAATTACTTCTATTGTTTCTGGCGTATCTTTAATTCCTTTAAAATGATGTATTGCTGCTAAAGTTGGTTTCTTATTGTATAAATAACCATTAACAGATTTACCTTGTTCTGCAAGACTTTTTCTTTTAACATAAATAACAGAATTACAGTTCATTACGTTAAAATCCATTGATACGAATAAATCTTCACCATCTTCATAGACTTCATTCGTATGAGAATCTATACGATTAAACTCTTTAAAGACTGTACCCGACTTCATATTTATAAACTCACCATCTAAATATGCCGAGACTAATTCTTTTGGATAAATAGCTTCTAAGTTTTCTACAAAATCAGATGGTAAATGTAAATTTTCCCGTGTCGAAGCTTGGATTAAAACATAATTCTTTGGTCTATTCTTTTTAAATCTATCATAAACAAAGCGAAAACCCTCTGGAGTTGTCGCAACAAACAATTGGTTAATTATATTTATTATTCTGCCATCTTCGTCTATTTTTATATTTCCATCTTTATCTAAAAGAGGAATGGCTTTACGAGCACGAGCAATAGCTTTAATCCAAATTTCTTTTGCTTTATTCGTTGGTAGTGTATCTAGCTCATCGCAGAAAACAGCTACTACGTTCATACCGATAATCTTTGTAGGATCATCCATAGATTTAATAATTATTCTACCACCAGCTTCAAATACAATTTCACCGGTTGTTCTGTTAATTTTATATTTAATATTAGTAGGTTGTAAAATCTCTTCAAGAGTCGGAATTAAAATATCCCGCATCATTGAGAAAACTGGAGTTAAGTATAAGACATCCGCTTGTGGATACTTTAACTTAATAATAATCATTTTAAGAACTAATACGAATGTCTTTCCTGAACCAAACCCAGCTACAAAAGCTACAGCCTTTGAAGTTTCATCGCAGTCGATAAATTTCGTCTGTGACTTAGTGAGTTCAATTATACGTCCAGGTTTCAAACTTTAATTCTCTAAGATGCAGTTATTAAGCCTATCTTAACATATATATCTAGGGAAGTAAAGGACTTTTATAAGTAAAAGTTCCTTTAATATAATGAGGATATTGATTAGAATCAAATATTTTTTCTAGTGTTTTTAGAAATTCTTTAGGTAGGTATTCATTCTCTATTAGTTTAAGTTGAATATTATTAACAAAATCCATCTTAGATAACTGATAGCAAAAGTTTGAATCTAAGGGAAAATTAGAAAGAGGGGTAGCAGTTATCATTACCTTTTGGGTAAAGCAGATAATCTTATGGTATATCTCTAAAGCATCTTCATAATCAAATATATCAAAATCTTCTAAAATAATTAAATCTTGATGCGTTAGTTTATTAATTTCATCGTAATCTAGTATTGTTAATTTATGATTATATTCTTTAAGCTCTCGAAGCATACTATCGTATACAGTTTTTACATATTCTTTTAAACTAGAATCTACAATAATAGTAATTTTACCTTGGTTCATTATAGCTTTCGCTATTGAAGTATATGTTTTCCCTGATGCCATACCACCGATTAAAGTTGTTACTTTTTTATTAGATTGAACAGCTTCTAATTGAGTTTTAAATAGTTTCATTATTCATTATCTCCATATTTAAGAATAAAATGACCATCTTTTCCAGTAGGGACATTTTCAGGATTCATTAATCTTCTATCAACTAATCTTTCTATATGTCTTGATTCGTGTAATACTAATGCTTTTCTTAAATGAGAAATAATTTCCTCGTTACCTCTCCATGGTATTTGTTTATTTAAAAATTGAACTCTATTAATTAAAGCACGTAATACTTCTTGGTTATTTGTTCCTGGATGCTTATTTCCTTTATTTCTATTAACAAAACATAAAGTTTCTGTTCCGTTACAGTCAAGAGCATTAAGACTATAAATATGACCTTCTTCTAGCACTTCCATTAGTAGTCCTCTGTTATGTTTTTATCTTCGATAAACTTTTCTTCAAATTCTTTTATTGACCTTATATATACAGTAACTAGTAATGGATTTTGATATACTACCATATCTTGGTCTTTATTATCTGTTACATCTAAACCAATATAAAGAACTTCGTATAAGTCATTCGTTTTAATGTTTCTATAGTAGTGATTAGGAGAAATATTCATAAATCCTCAAAATTTATTGGTAAGTCTAGTGTTTGTCGATTTAACTGATTATTATATGCTTCGCAATGATCTATATCTTCTTGGCCCATTGCTACTTCGCATTTCGTTTCATTATTACTATTACAATTTTGACAATCGTTATTTTTATAATTCAAATAATAGGACTCTGCCCATTCTATTCCATTACACTTTCCTCCAGTTAATCTATGAGGAAAAGGATAAATACTACAAAAGCATGTTACTTGCTCTCTCATTTATTCACCTTTTGCATAAAGAATTGAATCTTCTGATATTTTTATTGGTTCTTCTTTCCATTCCGAGATTTTTACAACTACTCCACCTGGTTTTCCTATTGACCCTCTTATTATATGAAGGTCGTTAATTAAAGCATCGTCATCCCATACTTCAGCATATGTTAGAGAGTCTAAAAGGGCTTTCATTCTATTATCTAAATCAGCTCTATGACGAGTTGGAAAAGAGATTAAGACTTCTACCTTTAATGGTATATTAGCTTGGATATTAAACTTATGTTTTAAAACATACTCTCTAACCTTCTGCCTATAAATTTTACCTTGCTCTTTTACATACTTAATGACTTTATAGGCTTTAGTAGTATATCCATAGTACGAGTTTACACTCGGTGG